AAGCACTCATATGAGTGCTTGTTTGTAAAGACAGGCATAGAACCAAATTGCTTTCTTCTATCTTCAGATATATATTACCAATTGTTACAGCAAGAGGAAATATTGTATGAACTTAAAGTAAATTCAATTGGTATAAAGTATATCAACGGAATTAATGTTTTGCTTGTAAGTGGAGAAAAAGTAGCAAAGGCGGCGATAATTGATGAGCAACAATCAACCACGTAGTTTTAAGTTCTATCGCAAGAATGAACAAGAGGTTATGGAGTCTTTAGGACTTAAGCCGACTAAGAACTCAGGTAGTGGATGGATCGAAAAAGAAGATGGTCAAAATGACTATGTTATTTGTCAACTTAAGAGCACAGATGCACAGTCAATAAAAGTTAATCAAAAGGACATAAGAACATTGGAAAAGAATGCTAGAATAGAGCATAAAATTCCGATGTTTGCAGTTCAATTCTTAAATACAGGAGAGGTATGGCTAATGCTTAAGCCTGAGGATTTACAAGATGCCTCAGAATACATTTTAACTGGTTCAATAAAGGAATCTAGGTTAGATCATTTAGGAATTGATTTAGATAGTTCTGATGATTCAGAAGTGGTATGTAAAAGATCAATCAAATCATCAAGTAATTCAAGGGAAATGTTTCACAAACAACAAAGTAAAAAATATAATAAGAAAAGGAGTGCATTGTAATGAAAGCAAGAGTAAAAGGAATGTATGCATATAAAGGGCATAATGTATCAGCAAATGGAAGTGTAAATCTTACGCTTAGTGGTAAGTATTCACAGATGACAAGTTCTGTGCAATTACTGCAGATGCTGAATAATGATGTTGTTATTCAGATCAAAATGGGAGTTGAAAAGCCATTTAAAATTGGTTCGTTCAGAATTAAAAATGTTGCTTTTGATGGTGACGGAGAAAGTATTTTGAAGTTTAACAGTTTAAATGACTTTGTTGATATTGATAAAATGAATGATCTTATCACAAAGGAAGAATTTGCTGTGATGTTTACAGCAGACATCGAAGATGAAGATGATGAAAGTGAGGAAGAGTAATGGCAGCCAAAATGAAGTATTTAGAATTATCAAATGCTCAGATTGCAGATAAAAGACGTTTGGTGATTTCTGAATGTGTAAAAGAGAATCAGGACACAAAGGAAAACATTCAATGTGGATTTACTTTAGCCCAGCAGGTTGAGGTAGAAGAAGGTAAAAGGATGACAAGGGTATTCCTTAAAAATGGAATCCATGTTGCAAGTATTGATGAGCTTTATAATCTTCGGGATGCAATCAATGATGCAATTAACAAATATGAAAATGAAAAAAGTGATGAGGAAGAGTGGGAAAATTAAATATTTTTGAAAAAAGTTGAAAAATTTTTAAAAAACCTATTTACTTTTCCAGAAATTGTGATATAATTAAACCATCAAAACAAATAAAACACAAACATCCAGGAGGATAAAGAAATGAGAACATTAAAGAATAACAATTTTGAAGTAGTATTCAAGGATGAGAAAAATTTTAAGTTAATAAACAAATTTGGTGATGAGTATACATGCAGACTTGAAAATGGAAAGATTGTTAGTAAAACACAATTTGGTTTAAAATATGCAATGGCAGCAAGACAGCAGTTAGGATTTTAATAAGCCCACTAATCAGACATTTATTGTTTGATTTAAAATAAATAAATTGCTAGAAAGCAAAAGTAAAACAACAAAAAAACAATGTATGCAAAGTCATACAAGCAAAGAAAAGGAGAAAAATTATGGCAACAAATTGGACATTATCACAGGCATTAGCAAAGATCACAGAAGGAACAGATAAGGTAGCAATCCAGGATATTGGAAGAAGATTCCCGCTTACAGCAGTAGCATTGGCAGAAATCGGTCAGAATGTAGGTGCAGCTAAGATCATCGGTGCAGTACCGTCACATATTACAGCAAGAAAGATTGAGTCAGTGTTAAAGGATGGAGCTTCCGATCAGGATGCTGATGAAGAGATTGATGATGATGCAGCTGATGAAGAGGAAGTTAAGAAACCAGTAAAGAAAGTGGCTAAGAAGCCTGCAAAGAACGATGAAGCTGAAGAAACAGAAGATGAAGAGGATGATCCTGTAGCACTTTACAAGAAATGCAAGAAAGCAGGTCTTAAGGTTGCACCTAAGAAGTCAGCAAAGTATTACAAGGATGCATTAAAGAAGGCCGAGGAAGAGGCTGAAGCAGAAGACGACGACTGGGATGATGAGGAAGAGGATGAGAAGCCTGCTTCAAAGAAGAAACCCGCAAAGAAGGCACCTGCAAAAAAGCCTGCAAAGAAAGCTGAGCCGGAAGATGATGAAGATGAGGATGAAGATGAGTGGGACATTTAATATTCCCAATGAATCCTCCGATCATAGATAGGTAAGGAAAACCACCAACTGTAGAAAGAAAACTATGGTTGGTGGTTATTTGAATATATGGAGGAAATATGAGATATAGGATCTATACAGATGGTTCTTGGAATAAAGAAAAAGACATTGGTGGTTGGGCAATAGTAATTGCAGATCATCAAGGAATAAAGTTAAAATCAGGGTCAAAAAAAGGCACGACAAATAATCAGATGGAGTTAATGGCGGTCTTGAATGCATTAGAATATGCAGTACGAAAGCATTTAAAAGACATAGAAATAATTACAGATTCTATGTATGTTTTAAATGGAGTGAAAAAATATGCAGAGACATGGAAAGCAAATAATTGGATAGGACTTTCCGGCGACGAGATTAAATATAGATCACAATGGGAAGGAATCTTGATTATGCTAGAAAACTTAAATGAAAATAAATTTTCCGTTAAGTTTTCTAAGGTAAAAGGACATGACGGAAATTCATTAAATGAGCTTGCAGACCTTAAAGCAAGGGAAGCAATTAAAGCATATAAGGAGAAGTAAAGATGGAAATATATGCGTCAAAATTGTATCAGAAAGTTTTTCGAGGTAATAAGTCTAAAGATACGTATTTAAAAGCCTGTGGATGGTTAGCACAGAATGTAGTATCTGATCAGCAAATAAACAATAACGTTACATATACGATAGAAAAAGGATACGATGAAGAATCTGGTGTTTATTTGTATACAGTAACATTGTTTGCAAAACTTAATAAAGAAGATATTAAGAATAGGCATTGTGGTATTTGCAGGGAATTAAATGGCAGCTTTCTGATGAAAGAAGAAATAAAATGCGATTGGTGTAAACTTCAGGCATATTTCAGACGTGAAGATGATATGATTAAAGAGAAAAAAAGATTTATAAAAGAAAAAATTAGTGGAGGTAAAAATGATTAGAAGATTTAGTTTGATATGTAAAAGAATAAAAAGAAAACTGATAAACAATCTTCAAACAATTTCTATGGTCTTGTTTGCAGTTAATCCTATTATTGGTGTATCTATCAATGGTAAAGAACTAATAGCAATTCAGATAATTGTTAACTTTGTTATTGCAATACTTATTTTTGCTGATCAATACGTACACAATAAATACAATAACATTCCGGTTATGAGAAAGCCACTTGTAAGATATGAAAAATCTACAAATAAGGTACTTATGAAGCCGGAGGATATGTATGAAGCTCTTAATTATTTATCCGATTTGCAGGAATACTTTGAAAGGAAAGGAATGCTATGAAGTTTGATTTAAGAAAGGTAAAACGAATATTTGATATAACATTTATAACTGTATGTATTATTTATTTGTTTTATCTTATAAAATAAAATACCAATGTGATTCATTAGAATGCCTCAGAAATGATTTTTATTGATAGGCTTATAAAATATATACAAAACCGTAAAAAGTGCTTTAAAAGGCTTAATTTGAAAAGTCAATTTGAAAAAAACTTTAATAAATTTAAGCAAAAATGTTTACTTTTTATGGTTTTTGTTATATAATATAATCATAAAATAAATAAAACAAATGCAGGAGGGCAAATAAAATGAAAAGAACGCAATTCAAAACATGTGTAGGAAAGCAAAATGGATATGATGTTTATAGAACAGTATTGACTGATGGAAAGAAGTTCTATGTAAGATGGAATAAAAAGTTGGTTGATGTTACAGATGATAAAAGATCTTTTGTTTATAAATGGAGTAATTAAATGAGATTGCTAGCAATTGAACAAATAAGTTCAAATAGAAAATTTAGAGAAACATATAAAAAACAAAATAAGAAAAAGAAGGAAGTAAAAGATGACTTCCATAAAATGCTAATGGATGAGCAGGAACAATTAGACAAATTAGAATATTAAGAACAATTATCCAACTTGGCATAACTTATAAACAATAATAACATTTTATGTAAGGAGGAACCCTATTTCATGTCGTGTACTATATAAGTTTGTTACAAAATGGATAGATGTGAATAATGTCAAGTAATAAACATCAATGGAAAGTAGGTGATTATATAATAGAACCTAATGAAAGACAAAGAAATATATTACAAAAGTTTGGTCTTAATCCAAATAATTGGTTAGTATGTTTTGAAAACAAAGCTACAATTGAAGTTGTAAGTAAAAGATCAAGGCAAAGAAGAACATTAAACATCAAGGAGGATAAATAAATGTCAAAATTAAACCTTAAAGCAGTAAAGGATGTTAAAGTTTACTTTAAAGTTGAGAGAAGTAAAGGCAATATGCCAAATTTTATAGTAAACAATTGGAGAAAAATGCATGACAAACCAATGCATAGAAAAGTACAATGTAAAAGAGTAAAATTAAGTAATAAAATGGCTAAACATATGTAAGGAGAAATCAAATGACTTTAGAAGAAGCAATTAAAAATGTAAAAGAAGTTGTAATTAAAAATAGAAAAGTTCAATACTTCTATGAAAACAATCCTACAGTTTGGAATGACGGTGGAGAAAGAATGATAAGATGTAAAATGTGTGCAGATGTCGGCGAACAGCTTGTACAATGGCTGCAGAAGTTACAACAGATTGAACAATCATATGAGGAGTTAAAAAGTAAAACAGATATTTCTGATTTTCCGGATGATGTATTAGATTTCTTAAGTAGTTTAAAACGAATAGAATAAGATAACAATGATGTTATTTATGAGATTGTGAGGAAGGTAAAAAAATAATGAAAAGTGAGAAAGACCTAATGTATCAATATATCAAACAAAACGATTTGCAGTTCTACTATTCATTAAGTCCTTTAGGAAAGATACTTTATCTTATGCAATTGGATGAAACTCTAAGTTTTAGATTATATGTATTAAGATCAAGAATATGTGAATTGTTTGAGTTAATAATTGGAGGATTAAGGAAATGAAAGAATGCGTAAATGTAAAAGAACTTCTTAAAGAAGTTGATGCAATGGCAAAAAGAGGAACGTTACTTGCAAGAGGTGGAGTAACTCAGAAAGACTTGGCAATGCAGATTAGAGGTCTTATTGTTCATGTAGCAATGAAAGAAGAAACAGAGTAAATGCGTGTTTCATATGGAAAGGAGGAAACAATATTATGCCAGAAACAAAACAAGATATGTCAAAAACATGTGGATTCTCATATCAGGATAATTGGACAAAGGCAAATGTAACACACGAAATATCTCAGGAAGAGTGGAAAAAGTGGTATGCTACTCATTGTGGTAAGTGTCAGTACATGTGCGAAATTTGCATGTATGGAGAAGAATAGTTAATACAGCAAACAAGATTTACTCTGTGATTATGAAAGTTGGCACTAAATTCGCATTTCCTATGAAAGGATAATATTAATGAAAAAAAAATGGATAACGAAGCAATCTAGTGCTTTTGTACTTGGATTTTTAGACAAATTAAAAGAATTTAGGTCTACGCCAGACAATGTAGTTGAAGCATTGAATATTGTAACAGAATATATTACTAATAAATATTGGCATTGAAACCAAGATTTCTTAAGAAGTAGTGAAGGTAAAAGTAGATATGATAAAAGGTAATAAAGTATATGATCCATTAACAAATACGTGGAGCACAGGCTATTGGGTAAAAGATGATAAAGGAAATTATTATCCGGTATGGTAGTAAATTGATAATGTTATAATGGTAAGACATAGCAATTATGAAGAAGGATAGAGATTGTGGAGATAATGAAGCTGATTAACAAATATGCAAATTCAAGATACTCTAATATGAATGAATATTATTGCGAAATAACAATAGAACTGGACAAGCTTGCTGGAATTGATCCAAATGGACATTGGAAACATTATGTGCTTTGTGATTATGAGGATGGTTGCTTACCTATTAGAATTCCAGGTGGAACACTTGGAAGTATCGAGTATGATGAGAATAAGATTATTACAAAAATTCATGTTTGCACTGATTATGTTGTGAAAACTTATCCTGATAATGTAAATGAACAGCTTCAGAAGTTTATCGGCCAGAAGATAGAAATTGGTGACTAACATTGTTTGGCAGTTAATTGATAAGCTAGGCATATAAATCAAACTACATAACCCTCTTTAATGTATAAGATATACTGAAACAAACAAGAAGAGAGGAGAATGTAAAAATGCCAAGAAAAGGAGAAAGCAGATATGATGTAGACGAGATATGTAATGCATTGGATAGCTACACAGCACAATGCGTTAAGCAAAAAGAAGTACCTATATTAAAAGAGGTATTTGTTAAAAAAGGATGGTCTTATGAATATGTATGTAAGATATTAAATGGCAGATTATTAGAGCAGAAAGATGATAGGTTAGATACTTCTATAAAGAATCTAGTAAATGCTAAGGAGTACATGTTAGAAAGACTAGGCTTAAAAGGTAAGATCAATTCAACATTAGCAGTATTTAGTCTGAAGCAGTTAGGATGGAGAGATCAACAACAGGTAGATGTAGGTACTGATACAAAGAAAAGTATTAAGATCACATTAGTAAAGCCTGATTAGTAAGTAGGATGTATAGTTCAATGGTAGAATTTCAGTACGCGTAGAAGATATAGGTTCGATTCCTATTGCATCCATTAACCGGTATGTTATTTCGTATTCATCGTTATTACTATTGTATAGTTAGACTACTCCTAAAGCAAATTTCCCTACATACCGGTTATTCATTGGGTATTAGCCAAGCGGTTAAGGCACAGGACTTTGACTCCTGGATCATTGGTTCGAATCCAATATGCCCAGCTATAAATCCTTAGAATAAAGTAAAAGAAAGAAGGGATAATACAAAGTAAAAGGAAGTGAGAAATTGAATATAGAGCAAGAAATAAAGTTAACAGTAAATGAGCACTTTATGGATTATGTAACAGATTGGGATCATCAAGAGTATTTGTTGGTAGGATCTTATGGTAGTAGTAAATCTTATGAAACAGCAACAAAGCTAATTCTTAAGTTATTAAGTGAGAAGAGAAAAGCATTGGTTGTAAGAGATACATATGAGCAGATCAAAGAATCCTGCTATGATTTAATATATGAGATCTTAGATGGAATGGGCTTGGTTACAGAAGATAAAAGTAAGTCAAGCAGGGAAAAGTATGTGATTGCTTCTAAGTCACCATTACAGTTTATGTTCCCGAATGGTTCAAGGATTGTGTTTAAGGGCATGGATAAACCAACAAAGGTAAAGTCTATCAATAATGTATCTATTGTTTGGATGGAAGAAGCATCTGAGGTTAAGTACAGTGCTTATAAGGAATTGAAGTTAAGACTTAGAAATCCATTCTTGAAGATCTATTATTTATTGACAACTAATCCGGTTGATAAACAAAATTGGATATACACACATTTCTTTGAGCGTAAGGAAGTAGATACTAATGGTGAAGAAAAGTTGGTAGTGATTCAGAATGAGGAAGAGTTTTATAGGCGAAGGATAATCAGGGACAATCCAAACGGTGTATATTATCATCATAGTGTTCCGGAAGATAACTCATTCTTAACATTGGATTATATAGCTAAGCTGGAAGAACTTAAGACATACGATCCTGACCTATATAGAGTAGCAAGGGAAGGTAAGTTCGGTATCAATGGTAGGCGAGTCCTTCCTCAATTCGTTATTGCAGATGATCCAAATGAGTTCAAAAGAGCAGTACTTGCTGCACCTATCAAAAGAAATGGGTTTGATTTTGGTTTCGAAACTTCATATAATGCTTTAGTAAGAGTTGCAGTAGATACTAAGAATAGTATATTGTATATATATGATGAATGGTACAGGAATCATTTGACTGATAAACAAACGGTAGAAAAGCTTGAGGAATGGAATCCTGATAGTAAGAATTGGAGAGTAAAAGCCGATTGTGCACAGCCGGGATCAATTAAATATTTCCATGATGAGGGATTCGGATTTACAAAGTGCCATAAGATAACAAGACTTGAGCAGGTAAAGAAAGTAAAACGATTTAAGAAAATCATATGTAGTCCAAAATGTAAGAATACAATAAGAGAGCTTAAGGATCTTGTATATGCAGAGGATAGTAATGGTAATATGATTTATGATGAGTTCAATATTGATCCACATACTTTCTCGGCTATATGGTATGCATTAGATGATGTTACTGTTGCAGATGTAAAAGAGAGAAAGAATAATAGTAAGAATGGAAGTGGTGTAAATGGAAGGTGATATAGATCTGAAAAGTAAGTTTTCATGCAATAATGACTTCATACCTATGTTCAAAGAAGAGTGGGTAAAAGTAACAAATGATCTTAAAAAGTATTTTAAGGAGGAAAGAAAGAATGAAGAACAATGTATTTAATCCAAACGTGAACACAACTAAATGGGTAAAAGCGGCAACCGTAAGAGCCATTAAGACAATGGCACAGACAGCTATTGGTATTATTGGAGCGGCTACAATGATTGAAAGTGTTGATTGGAGAGTAGTAGCAAGTGGTGCTATCATCTCAGGTATTGTAAGTATCTTGACAAGTGTAGCAGGTATTCCGGAGGTAGAAGAAAATGCGTAATGTATCACAGTTATATCCTGAGCTGAAGAAGAAAGCAGTAAAGCTTCAGAAAGAATGCTTGAAAGTAGGAATCAAGATCAAGATTGGTGAGTGCGTAAGAACAGTAGCAGAACAGAATGCTTTATACGCAAAGGGTAGAAATGGTGTTCCTGGTCCAATTGTTACAAAAGCAAAAGGTACAGACTATAGATCAATGCACCAATGGGGAGTTGCTTTTGACTTTTTCTTGGATATGGATGTTGATAAAGATGGCAAAAAGTCAGATGATGCTTTCAACAATGCAACAAAACTGTTCAACAAGGTAGGAGCAATTGGCAAGAAGCTTGGTCTTGAATGGGGAGGAGATTGGAAGTCGATTAAAGATCTTCCGCATTTCCAGTTACCAGATTGGGGTAGTACAGCTATACAATTGAAGAAGAAGTATGGTACACCAGAAAAGTTCAAGGAAACATGGGATGATAAGAAAGAAGTGAAGCATGTCAAATCAAAACCAAACAATACTGTAACAGCTTCTAAGAATCCAACGGAGCCGGCTAGACATAGGGATTCCAAGTACAATGGTTTATATACAACAACAAGTAATTTGAATCTTAGGACAGGAGCAGGAAGTAAGAAACCTATTGTTACTGTTATTCCAAAAGGAACACGTGTTGCATGTCACGGCTACTATACAAATGTTGGTTCAGATGTTTGGTTATTCGTTCAGTATGGTAAGTACACTGGATTCGTAAGCAAGAAGTATTTAAAGTAAGGAGGAGTTAAACGATGAGTGATGCTAATGTAAACATTACAACATCGATAGAAGATGGAGACATCGTATCGTATAGAGATATTCCTTATGCAGTGTTGGATGATGATATTAGTGGCACTCTGAGGGAAGATTTTTTCCATGAGCTTGGAAAGATAAAGAAGTTTTATCAGATTTACAAGCAAGGCATGGACTTTACAACTGACGGAACTAATGGTGATTATATTCCAAGCCAACTGAGATTCAAAAAGGCAGCAGGATTGATCAATAAAGAAGCAAGGTTCATGTTTAGTACTCCAATGGATTTCTACGTTAATCAGGATCAGAATGAGACAGAAGAGCAGAAGGCAAACAATACAATACTGAATAACTTCTTGCAGAAAGTATTGAAGAAAAACTTCTTTGATAAGAATGTATTAAAAGCAGCAAAGGATTGCTTCATCGGTAAAAGAGTTGCTTGTATTCTTAATTTCAATGAGGACTCAGGTATTGCAGTTGATTTCCTTAATCCGTTAGAGTTCTACTATGAAATGGCCGGAGCTGATATGCTTACTAAGATTGTTGCTTTCTTTGTTGAAGTTGAGGCATCCAATAATGTAGAGAAGAAGATACGTAAGAAAACATATTGGATGGCAGATGATGGTTATTGTTGGGTACATGAGGTTATGTATAATGGCTTAGGTGTACAGCTTGAAGAATTAGTTCCTGCAAGGTCTACGTTGTTTGAATATATTCCAGCGGTAGTGATCCTTAATGATGGTCTTACAAATGATATTAGAGGGGAATCGGAGATAGAGGATTATGCCAAGTACGAAAAGTATTACAGTAAATTAGTAAATAGTGATTTTGATGCAGAAAGAAAGAGTATGAATCCTGTTCGCTATACTATTGATGCTTCTTCGGGATCAACAAGCAACCTTTCAATTGGTCCTGGAGCATTTTGGGATATTCAATCAGATGATAATGGTGTTGAAGTGAAGAATGCTTCTGTTGGCCAATTGGAATCAAATATGAGTTACTCAGCAGCTTTGTCTGCTACATTGGATCGTGTAGATAATGAGATGCATAGCTTAGGATCAATTCCAAATATTGAGTCTGATAAGTTACAAGGAGTGATTACATCAGGTAAAACATTGAAAGCTCTTTACTGGCCATTGATCGTAAGATGTGATGAGAAGATGCAAACATGGGGAGCTGCGGCAGAGTTTATTGCAAAGTGTATTTTGGATGGTGCTTCGTTATATCCAAAGGTTGTTCCATATTATACGAACGAAGAACTTCCAATTGTTGAGGCTGATATTCAAGTAATGAATAACTATGCTTTGCCAGAGGATGAACAAGATGAAAAGAACATTGATCTTGCAGAGGTAACAGCACAAACAATGAGCCGGTCTTCTTACATGAAGAAATGGAGAAAACTTACTGATAAAGAAGTAATGTCTGAGCTTCAGCAAATTGCTTTGGAACAGGAAATGCTATCAGGTAATTCATATGGTAATATTCCTCCAATGGAAAGAGATGATCAGTCATTAGATGGTGAAGATGATAATGGTAAATTGGATGAACCGGATGTTGCTGAGGGATCACAGGATGATGAATAAGGCATTTTAAGTAATAAGCTAATAAAATATAAGGCTAAAAAGTAAAAGTCCCTTTAAGAGGCAAATAAATGAATTTGAAGGAGGTTGCTGATTATGTATAATTTAAGATTCGCAAAAGCTGAACAAACACGTAAAGCAATTACTAATCAGCAACTGCGACAAATTAGAAATATGTATCAGGAAATTGCTGATCAATATTCAAGAAGAATCGAATATCTATCAGATAAGACAAATATAAGTTCAATATTAAGGACGCAATATTTAAGAGAATATCAGAAGCAACTTGCTGATGAACTTGGCAAGGTAAATCGTAGGATTGAATCAAATATAAAATCCGGTATGGCACAAACAGCAGAAGCTGTATTGGAAGAGGAAATAAAAAGAGCCAAAGAGCTAGGATTTGCCGGTATAACAGGAAAATATTCTAACATTCCTACTGATGTGGTAGAGACAATAATATCAGGACAATTGTATCAAAGTGATTGGTCGTTAAGTAGTGCTATTTGGGGTACAAATAAAAAGATACAACAGGATTGCCAAAATATCGTAGCAAGAGGTATTGCGGCAAATAAAGGTGTATATGAAGTTGCCAAAGATTTAGAAGCCTATGTAAATCCGGAAGCAAGAAAAACGTATAGGTGGGCAAGAGATTATCCAGGTAGTAATAAAGTAATTGATTACAATGCTAGTAGATTGGCAAGAACAATGATGAGTCATGCATACCAAGAAGCATTTGAGAGATCAACGGCAAAAGATCCGTGGGTAGAAGCTTATCAATGGAATACTGGTCATAATAATAGAGTCTGTCCATTATGCATTGAAAGAGAGGAGAATGATTCATATGGATTAGGTCCAGGGATATATCCAAAAGGAGAAGTGCCACTAGATCATCCAAATGGTCAATGCTTCCTAACAATAGTTCAAACAAAAAGCACAAATGATGTTGTTAATGATCTAGCCAATTGGTATAATGGAGTAGGTGATAAGAATATGAATGGCGCAATTGATCAATTTGCTTATTCACTTGGCTATACTCCTGAGATGCTAAAGAAAACGGTAAAGAAAGTCGGAGTTGAATCTGCTGCCGAAAAGATTAAACAATATTCTGACAGACAAATAAAAAATGCATCAAAGTTCATAAAAGAGCTAGAAATGGATCAAACAAGTATTGATAATTATATGGAAACAATAAAAGGAACAAGCAGAGAATTTCAAAATGCATTCGTAGATGCTATGAAAAAGAAAGTAAAAAATTGGGATTTTGATGATGAAGGAAGTTATTATTTGTCATCGAAACAAGAGATAAAATATACGTATGGAAGTATAGAAGCTTGGATGTTTAGTGGAAATAATCATCAAAAGCAAACACTTTTTCACGAAATAGGGCATGCAATTGATGATTTAAGAAAAGGAACTAATTCCAAATGGACAAATAAAAAAGAATTTGTGGATGCAATGCTAAAAGATATGAATATTATGAATGAAAAATGCAAAAATGGAGAAATTGAATATATTCTTGAGTTAAGGAAAATGGTAAACGATAATTCTTCGAAAGGTGTTCAAGATGCAATATCAGCAATGCATTGCAAAGGAATAAATCTTAGCAATGTTAAACCAAATGTGAAAGTATGGTGGCATCATTCAAAAGAATACTACGAAAGAAGAAATGCAAAAAAAGAAGCTGCTTCTGAATTGTTTGCAAATATGTGTGGTGCTCAAGCTGATAAAGGAGCAATAAAATATATAGAAAAATATTTTCCAAATGCTTACAAAGAGTTTTGGAATATCATAAATGAAATAGGAAAGTAGTTTACTTTTTGTTTTAAATATGTTATAATTAAATCAAACTAAATAGGAGGTGATAAAATGTATGATGGAAATACAAGTGAGATTTTAAAAGAACTTGAGAAATATCAGAATAAGTTTAATGAAGGATTTCCGCTAATGCAGGCTTATGGTGATGCTAAAATTGTTCGAAAACAAATTATTGAATGTATCAACAAAAACAAAAGAGCAAGTGTTTTATGGCCTGAAATTTATGGTGAATGTAATGGCAAATTTATTTAAAAAATAATAAAAAGTTGTTTACAAATTCGTAAATATGGTATATAATATAATCATAAATTAAATATTATAAATATTAAATCTATGGAGATAGAAAATAAAATGATTAAGAAATCAAGCTGGTAGAAATACCGGCTTATTCTTGTTTAAAGGAGAAAAAAGATGAATAAAAAAGTTGAAGTAATATGTAAAGAGTGTAATAGCGAGTTTTTATTTGATACTGTAAAAATCAAGCAGAAAGAAAAGGTAAAGATTGGTAATGACACCTTTGCGATAATTTATTACAAATGTCCTGAATGTGGAGCAATTCAGTTAGTAGGGATGTTGAATTATCGAGCAAAACGAATTAGAGATTCATATTTTACAGCTTATGATTCTGTTAGAAAAATGGAAGTAACTGGAGATTATATGTTACGTCCGGTTATTTATAAAAAAAGAAAAGATAAGCTTGAAAAATTAAAGTTAGAAAACACGGAATATCAGCAAATGCTTTTGAATCAATATAAGGACAAGATTCCTGCTGAAGTATTTGAGGAGGTGTAGGCAATTGAAGGCTAACGTGATCATTTGTGATAATTGTCATTGTAAGTTTGATAAAGAATCAATTGTGGTAAAAAGAAAGACAGTGAACATTGAAGGTAAAGGCATTGAAGTTGCATATTTTAAATGTATGCATTGTGGAAAATCTTATTTAACAGAAGTCGTAAATTATGCTGTTGAAAAGAAGAAAAAGAAGTTCGATAAAATACTTGCCAGTTTAAGAAGAAAACAGGCACTAGGCATTAAGCCAAATGAGTCTCGAATCAAGGAAGCAATTGATCTTAAGGATGACCTTATAAGCTATGAAATGAAGCTTAAGGATAAATACAAGAGTCTTATACCACGTGAGGTTCTTGATTAACAACAAAAGTGGATAACTTGTGACCAACACATTAACTGGAAGAAAAGGAGATAAAAAATGAAAAACAGAACAATTGAAAACATGTTAGAAAACACGTTACCACGAATGGCAACTAACTTACAGTTTTTTGCATCAAGTGGAGATCAGGATCGTGATGATGACGGTGATGATCAGAATGATGGCAATGATGATTCAGATGGTGACGACCATGACGATGATTCAGACGAAGGTGACAAAGACAGCAAAGACAATGAAAAGAAGTTTACACAAGCTGACATGACAGCAACTGCAGCTAAAGAGAAAAAGCAAGGACGTGCGGCGGCATTCCGTGAGATGGGTTTTAAGTCTGAGAAAGAAGCAAAAGCTCAGTTGGAAGCTTTTAGAAAGTATCAGGAATCTCAGTTAACTCCGGAGCAGAAAACGGCGGCACAGATTCAGCAGGCAAATGATGACAAGTCAGACGCCGAAAAGAGAGCAGAAGCTGCAGAAAATAAGTTAGCAGCTATTCAAGCAGGTGTAAAGAAGGATGCTGTTGATGATGCTGTTGCCATCGCAATGATGAAGGTTGAAGATGGTAAATCATTAGAGGATGTTCTTGGCGAGATGAAAACTCAGCCACGATACAAGGGTTTTTTCGATGGTTCAGACGACGGTGACGATAATGGTGGAAAAGGTGGCACTGGTACAAGTGTTCGTCATAAATCGTCTAAGAAGGATGAAGATGGAATAGGGAAAAGACTTGGTCAAGCACAGGTTAATAGAAATGGTGCTACAAAGAAAAGTAGTTATTTCAGAAGTTAATGTTAAGAAGGAGGATTGAAAAATGTTAAATCAATCAGGTATCACAAAAACGAGTGGTCTTGCGAGAAAGACAATTCTTATTGACACTCAATTATTTTTCGCATTACCATGTATGATTGCAGCAACTGGAGTTGAAGCCGGATCAGATGGTAAGAAGATCGTAAAAGCAGGAACACCGCTTAAGGGCTCATTACTTAGCAGAGATGAAGCCTTTACAGTAGGAGTAAAGGATGATGCTGTTGTTGGCATTGCAGAACACGATGTAGATGTTACTGCAGGAACGGCAAATGGAGGTATCATTGTATTTGGCTTTATTGATGAGAGTAAGCTTGATACAGATGTAGTTGCATTGCTTGATACTGCAAATACAGATTCAACAAAACTTAGAGATAAGCTAACAAAGATTACATTCTGCAAGTAGTAAAGGAGGGGTAAAAAGATGACAATTTTTGAATTAGTAACGTCAGATCAAATTACGGCTTATTGGGAGTCGCAAGCTCAAAACAGAAAACCTTATCTTGGTGAGGAGTTATTCCCATCGCAGCAAAAGTTAGGTTTGAGCATTAAATGGATCAAAGGGTCTCAGGGGTTACCGGTTGTGTTAAAACCATCGGCATATGATGTGGCTGCAAAGAAGAGAGACCGAATCGGATTCGACAAGTTAAACATGGATATGCCATTTTTCAAAGAATCTACGTATATTGACGAGGAACTTCGGCAGGAGTTAAATAAGGTACTTGAGACGGGGAATCAAGCTTATATTGATTCAATTATGAATCAGGTATTTAATGATACAACCAATCTTTTGGACGGTGCTGCTGCACAGCGTGAGCGTATGAGAATGATGGCTCTAACAACTGGTAAGATCAGCATTAAGGCAAATGGCCAGAATTACGATTATGATTATGGTATTCCTAGCAATCACATGGTTGATTCTACAAAAGCATGGTCTGATCCAACGGCTACAATCATTGATGATATTCGTGATCTTATGGATCTGATTGAAGACGAGACTGGCGTTCGACCTGAAAGGGCTGTATGTTCAAGAAAGACATTCGGTTATATCAGAAAAAATAATGAGATTCGTCAGGCAATTCTTGGAAGTGATGCTACAGCACCAGTATCTGATACGAAGATCATGGATTACATTATGGACGAGTTAAAGTTGGATGTTGTAGTATACAACAAGAAAGCAAAGGACGAGAAAGGAAACGAGTTCCAGTATGTTGCAGATGATACATTTGTTATCTTTCCACAGGGTAAGTTAGGAACTGGATGGTTTGGTACAACGCCAGAACAATCAGATCTCATGGCAGGTTCTGCTGCTAATGTATCAATTACAGATACAGGTGTTGCAGTTACTACATCAAAGAAAACTGATCCGGTTAACGTTGATACTAAAGTGTCTATGATTTATTTGCCTTCGTTCGAGACAGCAGATCATGTTGGTATCATTGATGTTACTGGTGCTTAATTTGGAGGTAGTATAACATGGCAATGGTAATTATTGAAAGAGACGGAAAGCAAGCAAAGGTTTCGTATGGTTCATTTAAGAACAGTTTTGAAAAGGTTGGCTGGAGGATCTCAGGTGCTTCAAAAAGTAAGCTTCATAAGTTGTCTAATGAAAATACCAAAGGAGAGGCAAAAGCCTCTTCTGAGGTTAATGGTGAATCCAAGAAGGCATCTGAGTCAAAGGATGAATGGGATGCGGCTGATGAAGAGCTTGAGATGGAAAAGTCAATTGATGAAATGGATATGAGTGAGCTTAAGAAGTTTGCAGAGTCCAAAGGAATAAATACAAAAGAGCTTAAGACTGTAGGTGCTTTAAAGAAAGCTATTAAAGCGGTAATGTAAGGAGGTAGCCATATGGCAGAACTTTCTAAGCAGGATCGTATCAAAAAACTTCTTAGAGAAGAGGAATGCCCATTTTTTGCAGATGGAGACATAGAGTTCTATTTGTCAGAAAATGGTGGCAATGTTAACAAGACATTATATCAAATGTTTTTGATAAAGGCAGAAGATACAACATTGAGTGTATCAGGATTGAATTGTGCAGATACTTCAAAGTATTTTAGAAGGCTTGCACAAAGGTACAGACAAAACAATTCAGGACAATTGAAAGGAGGTTGATGTATATGAAAGCATCCAACTTCCTTTTACATCGTTTGCAAGTACAGCTTAATATGAGAGGTATTGAGTATGTATTTAGTAGACAAACACTGGATAAGTTTGGACAGCCAATCGAGGGCGATGATGATGAAAATGTTATTGTAGGCATTTATCACGAATCCAATTCTTATATTCAAACGACAGGTGGAAATGCAACAGTAATACGTACAAGAAAAAGTCCGATGATTTTATGTTTGTTCGCAGATGGCGATAAAATTAAGCAAGGTGATAGGATAGTTATAAACGAAAAAACATATAAGGTTTCTGGTGTTTTGGACGTTCAAAATTATCATATTGCAGCAGATATATCGCTTGAGGAGGTGCTTGAGTAATGCCAGAATTTGAATGGGATATGAACATTGAAAATTTAAAAAATGGTATTGTAGCAGTTGATAAAAAAGCACAAGCTGCTGTAGAAATGTATGCAAAAAATCAGGCCAAAATGCTTGAATCGTATGCTAAGCAAAAAGCACCTTGGACGGATAGAACAGGAATGGCTAGGAAGTCATTGAATGCAACGACCGAAAAAAGGCAAAATGGTATAAGAATAACATTAGCACATGGTGTTGATTATGGTTTGTGGTTAGAGTTGGCACATGAGAAAAGGTTTGCTATCGTAAAGCCTACAATTGAGCTTAAAGGCAATGATGTATTGAAAGGTTATGCAAATTTACTTGGTAAGATTGGGTATTAAGGAGGTATGTTGAATGTCAGTATATGAAAAAGCATACGATAGCTTTAAAGAAGCTGGATTTAAAACATATGTACCCAATACCCATAAAGGTGATGTAACGGAGCAATATATTGTTTTGTTGGATGGTGGTAGAACACGAACCAATAATTTTTCGTCACAAACAGTTTTGCTTGACGTACTATGTTATGTTCCTGGAAATCGTTTTACAGATTTAGATATTCTTGCCGATGAAGTAAAGAATGTGGCAAAAAATAAATTATTTCCATTGTTGATACCAACAGGAAATGAGACACAAGCGTATTACGATGATTCGATAAATGGATGGATGAAATCGGTCGAATATCGTTATACAGTTAGAAATAGAAGTTTAAGATAAGGAGGACAATAAAATGGCAGAACCAAAAAGAGGCACAGAAGTTGCTATGATTGATGCATGCCTTGTTGTTATGAGGACAAAAGGAGAAATGGAACAGCAACTTGCACTCGATACAGCGTCTCAAGTTGAAGTTGCAATTGCTACAGAAACGACGGATGCGGTAAAACTTATTGTTAAAGGTAAGTTAATTGCTCAGAAGAAAGCTGTGACTACCGTTACTGGCAATACATTAACATTAACAGATAATGTATTTAACTTTGAGCAGGCGAAAATTATTCAGGGTGGTACGTTGTACTATTGGACAGATAACGATCACACTTCTACACAGACAACAAAAACAGAGTTTGGAATTGCAGGGTATGAACCACCTGTTGCAGGAAGCGCAGAAAAAGGGGAAGTATTTGACCTTGATCTTTATTCGGCAGTATATGATACCTCTGGTGATATTGTTCAGTATGAGAAGATTTCTTATCCGAATTGTACGGGACAGCCATTTGGTGTTGGTGCTCAGGATGATACATTTAATGTTAATGCAATCACAATTGATAGTGCTCCACCAAAAGGAAAGGCACCATATTCGATTATGACTGTTAAAGAACTTCCTGCAATTGCAGAGTAGTAAAAGGAGAAAATAAAAATGGCAAAAGATCAATTAAAAGTTACATCGATAAATACCTTGAAAGGTTACATGAAAGGATCTCTTGTAAAGTTGCCAAGTTTTGGAGATGGCCAGGATTTCGTTGCAAGATTGAAAAGACCTTCGTTACTGGATATGATGAGAACTGGGCAGATTCCAAACGAACTTCTTTCCTCGGCATCTGATTTGTTTGCAGAAGGTACAGGTTCATTTGTATCTGACAAAGACAATATGTCAAAATTGTATGATGTTATGGATAAGCTTTGTGAAGCAACATTTGTAGAACCATCGTATGATGAAATGAAAGAAGCTGGAATCAAACTTACAGATGAACAGTTGATTTTCATTTTTGATTATTCGCAGAATGGGGTGAAAGCTCTTGATTCCTTTCGTCAGGAGCAAAGAGATATTGTCGATGATACAATTGAGCAAGCTTTATCAGATACGACCGAGTAAAATTGCAGGAATTGAAGATACTTACGTAGCATATTGTTTTGATGAAGCTTGTGCATATATTCAAATTCGTATAGACAACGAAGAAAAGCCAGCCTTTAATAAGATTGGCAATGATAAAAGTAATGATAAAAAAAGTAAAAAAAGAATAAAAAAGAATCAAAGAATGTTACCGAGTGAAATATATGAAAGGTATAAGTGAGGTGATAAAGAGTGGCAGTAAATCTTGGTACAGCAGTTGGTTATTTGGATTTAGATACTTCTAAATTTCAAAAAGGATTTAAAAGTGCATTGGCGTCTGTGAATGAATTCAAAAATGGTTCTAGCGGAATAAGTAGTGCACTTAAAGGAGTAGGATCAGCTATGACGTCTGTTGGAAAAGATATGACGTTAAAAGTTAGTGCTCCGCTTGTTGCCGTAGGTGCTGCCGCTGTTAAAGCCTCATCATCTTTGGAAAAAGGGTTGTCTAAAGTTAAGGCTATTTCTGGTGCAACATCTAGTGATATGGTTATGCTTAAAGACAAAGCGATTGAAATGGGCGCCAAGACAAAGTTCTCAGCTTCAGAAGCAGCCGATGCTTTTACATACATGGCAATGGCCGGTTGGAAAACGAAAGATATGATGGATGGTATCGATGGTATCATGAATCTTTCAGCTGCAGATGGCTTGGATTTAGCAACTACGTCCGATATTGTAACAGATGCAATTACAGCATTCGGATTGTCAGCCAAAGATTCTACGCATTTTGCAGACGTATTAGCAGCTGCGTCAAGTAATGCAAATACAAATGTGTCAATGTTAGGTGAATCGTTTAAATATGTAGGTCCAGTTGCAGGTGCTATGGGATATTCAGTCGAAGATGTTTCCACAGCATTAGGCTTGATGGCAAATAGTGGTATTAAAGCATCTGCCGCTGGTACTTCATTAAGAACGTTACTTACTAATATGGCAAAGCCAACGGACGATATGGCAGCAGCTATGGATGCATTGGGAATAAGTCTTTCAGATAGTTCTGGTAAAGTAAAACCATTAGGACAATTGATGGATGAATTAAGAGATCATTTTTCGAATGGTGTTATTAGTTCTGATGAATTTACAAAACAGTTATTTAAGTTGAATAATGCTTGGGCTGATGGCAAAATAAAAGATGAAGATTACAATGAATCTTTGAAAGATTTGATGGCTTCTGCTTATGGAGTAGAAGGAGCAGAGAGAGCCAAGTATGCCGCTACTTTAGCCGGTAAGGAAGGAATGGCAGGATTGCTTGCTATATTGAATACTTCAGATGAAGATTATAAAAAGTTAAAAAAATCTATTGATGGAGCTTCAGATGCATATAACGGTCAAGGTACAGCAGCTGGTATGGCGCAGACTATGTTGGATAACTTAGATGGACAAGTTACTATTTTGAAGTCAACTTTGGAATCATTAGCAATTTCAATTGGCGATATGCTATTGCCATACATTAAATCATTCGTTGCATGGTTACAGTCACTTGTTGAGTGGTTAAATGGTCTTGATGATGGACAGAAAAGAACGTTGATTAGAATAGCGGCTATTGTCGCAGCAATAGGTCCATTGTTGATAATCGGAGGTAAAGTTGTAAAGCTTATATCTACGATAGTTAATGTTGTTACATTTTTTACAACAACAGTAGTTCCGTGCATAAAGGCGATAGGAATGTTAAAGGCAGGATTCACTGGAGCGGAGCTTGTTTTGGAAGGTTTTTCAAAAGGTATTGTCGGAGTAGCATCTAAGTTGGCAATATTAACAGGTCCAGTAGGAATTGTAATTGCAGCAATTGCAGCTTTAGTTGCAGCATTTGTTGTATTGTGGAACAAGTCGGATGCTTTTAGAAATTTCTGGATAAATCTTTGGAACAAGTTAAAGAGCACAACAAAGACAATTATTGATGCTATAGCGAAGTTCTTTACAGAAACACTTCCGAAAGCATTAAAAAAAGCCGAAACTTTTGTCAAGAACTTTCCTGAGAATTTTGTGAATTTTATGAAAAATTTGCCAAGGAATGTGGGACTGATTATTGGCAAGGTGGCTGGTTCGATTGCTAGCTTTGCTGTCAACGTAGCAAAGAAAGGAGCTGAAGCTGGTAAAAAATTTGTAGAGAATGTTGTAAAATTCTTTAAAAATTTGCCCAAAAACGTAGCGACATTTTTGACAAATGTAGTAACAAGTGCAATCAAGTTTGTTAAGGAGTTTCCGGAAAAAGCAAGAGAAGCATCAAAGAAGTTTGGTAATATGCTTATAAATGGTTTAAAAAGTTTGCCAGGAAAGATGCTTAGTATTGGTAAGAATATAATTGATGGTATCGTTAAAGGCATTAAAAATGCATGGGGAAGTGCAAAAAAGGCTGTATCTGATTTCGCAGGAGGAGTCGTTGATGGATTTAAGAGTGCTTTTCAAATTCATTCTCCGTCAAAAGTTATGAAGGAGAAAATTGGATATAACATTGTTAATGGTCTCATAGCTGGTATTAAAGCTAAGAAGGGAGAAGCAAAGAAAGCAGCTTCTGAGGTGTCGCAAGATATTGTGGATGCAGCTAAGACTAAGTTGGATGTTTTACAGACATATAACAAAATCTCCGAGGAAGGTGAAATTCTTTATTGGCAATCACTGTTGGGCCATTTGAAAAAAGGATCTAGTGCATATCTTGAAGCATATAAGAGCTACAAAGAAGCAAAGCAAAAGTACAATGAAGAAATTAAGAATATGGAAAGCGAGTACAAAGAAAAAGTTACTACTGTATATTCTGATTTGAAAAATGAAGTTACGGATCTTACTAAGGCATATAAAGATCAGGTTGCAAGTAGGAAAGAGGCACTGTTATCTTCGTTTAAATTATTCGACAAGTATGAGATTAGTACAGATAAATCTGGAAAAGATTTGACTGATAACTTACAATCTCAGGTTGATGCTTTGCAGCAGTTCAATGGTCAAATGGAAAAATTGGAAGGAAGAAAAATCTTACCAAAAAGTCTGATTACAGAATTGAGGGAGCAAGGTGTTGCGGCTACAGGTGAATTGACAACGTTGAATGCCATGACTTCTGATCAATTGAAGCAATATGCCGATTTGTGGAAACAAAGAAATAAACTTGCAAAAGAAGAAGCTGATCGTGAAAATAAAGAGGCATACGATAAACTACAAGGCGATATTGCAAAAGCTCAATCGGCAGCATACAAAAAGCTTGACAAACTTGCTACGCAGTATGAAAAGAAGCTAAAGAAGATGAAAAATAATGCTTATGATAGTGCAAATATTGCTGGTAAAAAAACAGTTAAAGGATTGGTTGATGGAATTAACAAAAGTAAAAATAAACTTGAAAAGACATTGGGTGGTATATTAGATACTGTAAGTTCGTATATGAGCAAGATGAATGCGAAGGTTGCGGATTATAATTCAAAGGCAAATAGCGTAAGTCATTCACATAGGCAAGGTTTGACGTATGTTCCATATGACGGGTATCAAGCAACATTGCACGAAGGTGAAAGGGTTCTTACAAAAGAAGAAGCAAAGAATCAAACATCTGGTGGTGATACATTTATATTCAATAGTCCAAAAGCAATTGATGAAAGGGAGGCTGCTAGACAAATGAAGTTAGCTAAAAAGCAGTTGGCAATGGATTATTGATAATTTGTAAAGGTGGTGATAAGGTGGTGAGATAAATGGTTGAAAGTATAAAGATAAAAAACTTGGCTACAAATGTTGTGAAAAGTTTTGATATGTCGGAAGCAGATTATTTGATTTATGAAGGTGCTATTGATTGGGGTACGGTTGCAGTTAACCATAATACATTTTCATATCCAACCCAAATAGGTGCATATATTACAAATACAGTAATTGGCACTAGAGATATATCAATAAATGGCTGGATAATTGGTGAAACGTTAGAAGAGATAGAGAAAAAGAAAAACTCGTTATCAAGGCTTATCAATCCGGTTGAGCAAGTTACTATTTACGTTGGTGAATATTCAATTTCAGGCAAACCTAGTAGCAATGTTACGTATGGTAAAGAATATGCGGAAAATAACGATGTTTGCTGCAAATTCTTGATACAGATATTATGTGATTATCCAATGTTTATTTTGACGAATCCATTAACGCCTGAAATTGGTAAAATATTTGGTGGATTTATGTTCCCACTGACAATTCCTAAAAATAAAGGTTTGATAATGGGTTATAGACAAAGAAGTCTATTCACGACAATAAATAATCAAGGAAGTATTAGTGTAGGTATTAAGATTAAGATATATGCACATGGAACGGTAAATAATATTGAAATCATTGACGTAAACAGTGGAAAAAAGATAAGAATAAATAAAGTGTTAAATAGTGGAGAAGTTGTTGAAATTGATACTAATGCAGGGAATAGACATGTTTATGGTTTTGTTAATGGAATTGAGCAAGACTATATTCAATACTTTGATTATGATTCAGAATGGTTACAGTTGCAAACAGGTATAAATACATTGACGTTTAGATCATATTCAAGTGGCAACATACGAGATGAATCTTATAAAAGAGCAGAGGTTATTATTGAGTACAAGTCTGCAAGATATAATATACCGGAGGAGTAAAATATGAGGTTGGAAGTATTTGATTTCGAATTGAATCGCTTAGGTCTTGTAGAGATTTATTCTTCGATAAATTACACACTTAAATTCATTGATGTAGGTAGCTTCGAGTTAAAGTGCGCAATAAATGAGCAAAATGTTAAACTTATTCAGAAGAATCGTTTTTTGTGGATAGAAGATGAAGTATGTGGTATTATTCAATACATAAGTTCATCTACCGATGATGGTACTATAACTGTGAAGGGCAAGCTTGCAAAAGAAATGTTGAATTGGCGGTGGGTTTATCCATGCTTTGTTAAGACTGGAGAACCAGCTGCACTAGCTGAAAGTATCGTCAATATTCATTGCGTAAATCCTTCTGAGTCTAAGCGTAAAATGAAAGGGCTTGTAATTGGTAATGCAGGATATGTCATTAACAAGCCACATATAACGTATCAAAAGACGGGAGATACAGTTCTTACCTCTGTCCAAAACATTTCAACAGCAAACAACCTTGGCTTTGAAATATATTTTAATCCAAGAAATGTAAATCCATTTAAGTTTGTTATGTTGGAAGGGAAAGACAGGACAATTGGAAACAAAGATGGAAACAAACCAGTTGTTTTTTCAAGAGATTTTGAAAATATAATATCAGGTAGTTATGAATACAATGATGATAGTTTTCGCAATATAGCTTTAGTTGCCGGAGAAACTACTGACGGATCTAACAACGAGAATGCAGCAAGGACATTTTTAGTTGTAGATCAAATAGGAAGTGAGAATGTGTCTAGCTTTTACAGAAAAGAGCTTTACATTGATGCAAGAGACTTACAGTCTGAATACTCAGAAGAAGCAACCACAAAAGATGATGAAGGAAATGATATTACAGAAACAGTTCAGAAGAAAATGACTGAGCAGGAGTATAATGCAACATTGTCGAATCGTGGTTTTGAAAAGATGGGAGAAACTTTAGTTGAGGAGTCATATGAGTCTCAAATAAGAACAGATGCGAGGACAATATATCAGTTTGGAAAAGATTATACATATGGTGATTATGTTACTGTAATTGACAAAAGCTTAGGAATAATGCTAAATGTACAGATTACGGAGATGCAAATTGTTTATGATGCTAATGGTTACGATTATATACCAACTTTTGGGAATAGTGTTCCAACGATACTAAAAAAAATAAAACGAATAATATAGGTGGTGATAGTAATGGCAGAAACAAGTGGATTTTTTAATGCTGAGATGGTTGAAGGCGATGGCTCGACAACATACGATAGAATATACTATGCAGATCAATTTGCTTATTATTTTAGCAAGTTCATTTCAAACGGTGTTTACATCAATCCTGCCACACAATTAAAAGTAACATCAAAAGGTGAATTGAAGTTAAATGTGGCGGTTGGTGATGCATTCATAAACGGTTATTGGTATAAGAATGATGAGAACTTTGAATTGCAACTTGCACAAGCAAATGGTTCTTTGCCGAGGATTGATAGAGTTGTATTACGATGGGACTCATTGACAAGATATATCAATCTTGCAATATTACAAGGGAATCCGGCAGCTACACCAAGTGCAAAGAACCTTACGAGAAATGCTGATACGTGGGAACTTGGTCTTGCAGACGTATACATTGAAAGAGGTGTTTTGTCTATTTCGGATGCGAATGTAACCGATCTAAGACCAGATAGAACATATTGTGGATATGTTGCAGGAGTTGTAAATCAAATTGATACAACAAATCTTTTTGCACAGTTTACAGATGCATTTGAACAATATTATGAAAAGCAAGTAACGGCTTCAGATAAGTTTAGTTCTGATCTTGCAAAGAAATATAATGATTATGCAGTTCTTGCAGAAACTAACTTTGGAAAGTGGATGACAGATACAAAGGGTGATTTTGATACATGGTACGAAACTATTCAAGCAATGCTTAGTGATGAGGAAGCAGTTAAACTTGCAAATCAGATTTCAGAGTTAAAAAAGCAGTTTCAATTGCTTGCATTAAGAGGGTTAAAAACAGATCTGTTTGAATTGGCATCAAATGATGGTTCTGTATTTACCGAAAATGCGCAGAATGCATACGTATTCTTGAAGCAGATATATGGTAAGTCTGAGCTGGTGAATGATGCATTTATTAGCGTTGGTGAATCTGGTGCACTTGAATTTGATTCAGTTGACGCAACAAATGAGAATGTAAGTAGCGCTAAGTTAACAACTGGAATGCCTTTGAGAGGATTTATTATTGATGATGTAGCTGTTGCAAATTATACAGATGCAAATGGTAAATATTGGTTGTGCGATAGCATAGAACTTTCTGTAGATGGTTATTGGTATTGCATTAAAAGAGTTGGCAGTATTTTGTCATATAACTCTGAGAGCGTAGGAAGTATTTATAAAACACCAACAGGAACTTTAGACAAAGGAAAACAGGTGCTTTATAAGTTAAGTGATTACGTTGTTTCGAAACTTGCAGATGAAGAACAAAGTCAATTATCTGAATTACTTTCTTATGGTGGAGGTAAATTACCAGCCACGACGGGAAGCAATGCGGCTGAAGCTATTCAATTGCATGTAAAACAAAATGTTACAGATGAAAATGGTGCACATAACATAAGATTCAGAAATGGCTCATTACAATACAAAGAAGGAAATGAATGGAAAGATGCAAAACGGTATAGTAAGAATGTTGATTTTTCTACGTCGACGAGCAAATCACTTAATGACAGTATTGAAGCCAATTTGGTATTATCAAATGCTACCAGGAATTTACTACCTTATCCATATGTTAAAGCTAGCGGAAGCATTTCACATGGCGTGACTATGACATACACTAAGGAAGGAACAATATCATTGGATGGCACAATATCAGGCGGTGTTGTACAACCTGGTTTTGTATTATATGAGAATGTCGAGAAGTTATTTAACGGTGCTGTAAATACGCTGTATTCTAAGTATGATACGACAATTAAAGGAAGTTTACACTCGTTTTTTCAAATTTTTAAAAAAAATGATGGCTCTTGGGTAACTAACGTTGAGACTTTGTCAAAAAATGATTATGACTGGGCAAACTATAAATGCAATTATATAATTCAATATCATAAAACATCCGGTGATATTCACGGGACAGTTTCTAATATTAGAATAGTAACCAACGCTGACGACCCATTTGTTCCATATTCCGGATACGATATTAAGACGATTGGAAAGAATCTGATTCCGTATCCATATTATAGAGGTTCTTCGTATACTTCGAATGGAATAATGTTTACTGTAGATTCAAACGGAGTAATACATGCTTCTGGAACAGCATCTAATACCGCACACTATATGCTGCATGCATACGCTTTAATTCCTTGTCTTACGGTTGGGAATAAATATACCATGACACTAACTGTAAAAAATGGAACAGCATCAGTATATTTAGCAAATAATAAAGGTAATAAAAACACGGATATAGCTGCCATACGTACGCTAACGAATGATACAAATTCGACGATCTTCACTTTTACAAGAATAGATGGGGCGAATGATCAACTAGGCGTGTACATCACATCAGGAATAACCCTAACCGACTGCCAAATCAAAGTTCAATTAGAAGAAGGAGAAATTGCTACAAACATAACTAAATATAACACCTCAATCACGAAGATAACTAATGATACAGAGTTCCCTATAACTGGGCTTAAATCATTTGATGGTATAACTAATATTGTTTCGCCAGGAAATGTAAAAGTAACATATGCTAAAAGTGAAAATGGAGCTGCGATTCTTGACACGTTAGAAAATAAGCTCGATAAAGATAATATAGTAAACAACCAAACTACTACAGCTGAAGGATTTTCACTGGACGCACGACAGGCTAATCCGAACATAGAAGGCAGCCTTGGTGCTATGATCAAAGCAGTTAGCAACAAGAAAGTACCGTCGATAGCCATAGAGAACATATTTACTGGGAATCCGTTTATTGTTATTAGCGGAACTTCTGATTTTGCAAAGTTCAGTAACACTCATTGGGACCCAGATAACGGTGGCTATCAGATTAACGATATACAGTATACAGCTGGAGCAACAGTTAACGCAACAGTTAGCACATCATTACCAGCTCATAGCATTGTAATCATTGACGTGAATACGCTTAACCAAGATAATATTAAAGTGCAGGGTTCGTGCATAATGCATAACTTAACAGACAATGCAAGCAATAGCAATTTCTCAATTTCCTTTACTGGGCGTAGTGGAAGCACAGTAAGATCAACTATTCGATATATGCCATTGGTCATTCATTTAGCTTAAAGAAAGGAAGGTAACAAAAAAAATGGAAAAAATTATCTTAACTAATAATACAGAGTTCGAGATTTGTGAAGGAGCAAGTCTTGGTAATATTCAGATTGAGGCTGAGAGTTTCGAAGCCATTAAAACGATCACAGATGCTTTTGTAAATGATAACCTTGTAGAGGTAACATTTAAGCATAATGGCGAAATATCCGGCAAATACACCGATTTGAAATTAGATGGTTTTACATATATGCAAAATATTGGAGAAGATGGTAAAGAAGACGGCACATATATCGTTACCATCAGGTTGCAGATGAAAACGGAAATTGAAAAAGTAATAAAAGTAATAGATGAATTGAAAGCAGGACATGAGTCCAATGCCGGAGCAATTCAAGATCTTGCAGATATGTTAGCAGGAGGTGGTGAATGATGGAAACATTTAATAGATTGATTAAGTTTTACGTACGTAGAATTATTGTAGATAAAAAACTTAAACTTGAAGATGTACCAGAAAAGTGGAGAGATGAAGTTGAAAAAGAAATTAAAAAATAATTGTTGTACAAAATAGGTAAAATGTGTTATAATTATAATAGATACAAAAAGGTGGTGATAAAAATGGCAACAATTGATGTTGTAACTGATAGATTTCAGATAACGAAAGTTTCACAGAAAGTGGTCGGTTCTGAACCTAAAGCCGATTTTAATGCCTTGTTTAAAAGTGAAGGATATAGATTTGTAGATCAGATTAGTAAAATGTTAAAGAATAATGATATCAACAATAAGGAATTTCAAAAACAAGTAAACGATTTGCTTAAACAATATTCAGGCAAAATTGATGCAAACACGTCAAAGATTACAGCAAATTCTGCCAGAATAGGAAAGGCTGAAAATAATATTCAGTTAACCAATCTTAGTGTTCAATATTTACGAGATGATCTTTCAGGTTTGCAGCGTACTGTCAATTACAATAGTCAGAATATTGGTTCTCTTACAAATGACGTATCTTCACTGAAAAGTCAAACGTCTTCGTTATCGGATAAATATACGGCTCTTAGTTCCGCAATTGATGCAATTGGCGATGAAGTATTTCAGTTGTCGGAGTTGGGTTCAGAAGGGGGAAATGATTCAGATTTACAAACAATGAGCAGAGGCTTAACATTGAGACTTGCCAGTAGTGTATATTTGATAGGTGCATCTTTTAGACCTTCAGGGAATGTATACCTTTCTAGTGCTAGAGAAGTATTACGGATAACAGGATTGTCTTCTATAGGTTTTCAGAATGCATTTGTAAATAGTGAATCACTTTCTGTTGCTGGAAGTTCAACAATTGTAATTGTAGATGGTGAAATGGATGGAGATGCCGTAAGCATTAAAGTTAAAGCACCAACGGGTCAGATTTTGTTACCAGCATATGAAGAAATACATCTGCCAATTATGCGAATACTTTTGACATAAGTAGAATGGTGGTGAGTATATGAATCCTATTTCTATAATTACATGTTGTGTAGGTATAATCGGTTGTGTAATTGGTGTTGCAACATTCGTATCGGCACAATTATCAAAAGCAAAACAAGATGGTGCTTTGATGGAAAAAGTTGATTATCTTGTAAGAGGATTTGACGAACAAAAGAAGGATCAAAAGCAGCGAAATGATCATCAAGATGATATTATTTCTGAACATGCGATTGCGATTGAGAACTTACAAACAAGAATGAAGAATGTAGAAAAGGTGGTGTTTAACAAACATGAGTGATGAACAGTTAGAAAGAGAGAATGAGAGATTGTCAGCTTTAAATTCAATTCTTCTCGATACTGCTAAGAGCCAAGAAAAATTGATTAAACAATTTAGGAAAATGCTTTTGGTTGTTGTGGTTTGTTTTGCATGTATTATATGTTGTATGACGATAGGTTTCTTTTGGTATGAAAGCCAATTTGAAACTACGACGACAACGACTACAACTACAGATATGAATACAAGTGGTGATAATGCAAATATTAACAATGTTACTGATAATGCAGGAAGTTCAAACTCAAATAAATCGAAAGCTAAAGGAAATCAAAAGCGATGTCCTACTTGTGGAAGGTATATGTGAATTGAGTAGCGAGCATATAAATGTAAAACATAAAATCTTAGAAAAGGACAAATTTGAGTTTGAGACATTGATTAATAGGATGATGTTGTCTGAGCAAGAAGAACAGATGATGCGTTTGTATTATATAAAGCATAAAACATTCAATCAGATAGCAGATGAATTGGGATATTCAGAAGTAGGAATAGCAAGGATGCATCAAAGAATAATAAAGAAAATAAGGAAATACATATAAAGGGAGTACCGCAGAAATGTGGTACTTCTTTTTTTTTGCGGATATAAAAGTATATTTTGCATATATTTTAGATATTTAAACAGTATATATTATGCAAATAATTATAATATATAATTAACTTATAACAAATAAAGGAGGAAAAAGCAATGATCTATATTGTCAAAATAAAAAAGCCAATTGAAGATCTGCTTGTCAATCTTCCTCTTAAGAATCTTGTAGAATTGCGAATGAACGTTGATGTCATTAAGAATATAAAAGATGAAAAGGAGGAAGCAAACAATGTATCAGGGTTATGCAAATAATATGGGTTATTCACCAACACAAATGAGGCTTAATCAAATGGAGCAGATGTACCCACAGTACAATAATCAGATGATGTACAACAATCAATATCAAGGGAATCAGCAGCTACCACAAAATAATGGTAACTCATTAAAAGGTAGACCGGTTACAAGCTTAGAAGAAGCAAGGGCGGCACAAATAGATTTTGATGGTTCTGTATTTTTCTTCCCGGATATTGCTAATGGAAAGATCTATACTAAACAGATCAATCTTGATGGTACTGCAACATTAAAGGAATATAGAACAGACAGTGCTCCCGTTAAAGAGGAACAGCAGGCAACGGAGCAAAAGGATTATCTCAGTATGATTGAGGATCTCCAAAATCAGATTGATGAGATAAAGAAAAAGATGGGAGGAAGCAAGAATGTTAAATCCAATGCAAATGCTCGGAATGATGAATAATATGAAGAATCCACAGCAGATGATAATGAACATTGCTAAACAGAATCCACAAATGAATATGGCAATGCAGATGATGGGTGGAGTTAAAGACAAAAAAGGAATGAAAAAGATGATGGAGAATGTATGCAAAGAAAAGGGAATCAACCTTGGAGATGCAATCAATACATTCAATCAGCAAACAGGTATGAACATCAAATTATGATGTTGATATATAAACACATTATAACTATAATTTAAGGAAGGAGGTTCACGATTATGGGTGAATCAACAGGATTATCAATTGCAGATGCTATGGCATTAAGAGGAGACGAGGGCAATGATGGATTTGCTAACTCTTGGATTTGGGTATTCTTCTTATTCTTCTTACTGGCATGGGGAGGCAATGGCTTTGGCTTCGGAAACGGAGCACAAGGAGCATTAACAAGAGGTGATATGTGCCAGGAGTTCAATTTCAATGATCTTCACAATGCCGTTCGTAACACACAGCAGTCTATATCTCAGGGATTGTGTGATGGATTCTATTCCACAAACATGAATATGCAGACTGGTTTTTCGAATGTGGCAAGAGATCTTAGTACCGGCTTAAATGCAGTTAATGCAAACATTAACGAGAGTCGTTTTGCAGCTCAGCAATGCTGCTGTGAGACCAATCGTAACATTGATGCAGTTCGTTATGAGAATGCACAGCATACCTGTGATATTATTCAGGCGAACAATATGAACACTCAGAAGATCATTGATACGATTACAAGCAATACGATCCAGGATCTGAGAGATCGCCTGCAGGACGAGAAGTTGGCAAACAGCCAGTGTGCTCAGAATGCATATCTTGTTAACCAGTTACAACCGGTTGCAAGACCAGCTTATATCACAGCAAGTCCTTATGCAGCTCAAAATGTATGTGGTTGCTCCGGATGTGGTTCTTGCTAACTCGCCATCTTGGCTGATTTGTTAAAGGGTGGCTTTGTCCACCCTTTTGTTATTTAAGGAGGTAAAAAGTTATGGCTTGTAAAAATGTATGTAAGTTATGCGACAGATTGGTAATTAGTACAGCAGTTGCTTTTACTGGAGGAAATCTTGTAATCACATTACCGGATGGGGATTATAACAACAATGAGAAATATTGTATTGTAATTGCCCAAGCTATTCCGACTGCTACAACAATCAATGCTCCTGTTTATATTCAGATCGGAGCTGGAACAGTATTATATCCATTACTTAAGAGAAATTGCAGACAAGTAACAGCTTGCGGAGTTAGAACTCGTACAAGATATTCAACTTGTGTAGAGACAACTTCTACAAGTGGATTTTTCAAGTTGTTAGGCAATACATGCTGTCAGCCAAACAATGATTTGAGATCAATTAACGGAACAGCTCCGGCAGTTCAATCTGCATCCGGTAATGAAGTTGTTGTACAATCAAAAGGTAAATAATAATGAACGATGATTCAAGCACAAATTTTCAAGAACAGCAAGACTTTGAGCTTTTGGATGCAATCACAATAGTTAGTTTTATGATGCAATTGCAAATGTATGGTAAGAACATAACTATTGGGGATATGCAAACAAATATAAGAAATGCTGTTCAAGAGATAGAAGATAAGATTGATGATTTGGATAAACATTTGGTTAGAATAGAAGAGGTGTTAAAGCATGAAGATGATTAAGAAGCTTGAAAGGTATATCAACGAAGAAATTGGTGATGCAAAGAAGTACATTGAATGTGCATTGGCTCACAAAGACGAGAACAGGGATCTTGCTGATGTGTTCTATGATTTAAGCCAGCAAGAGGTTAAACATGCCGATATGCTTCACAAACAAGTGGTGGAGATGATTGATCAGTATAAGCAAGAGCATGGTGCACCACCTGAAAACATGATGGCTATATACGAATACTTGCATGAGCAGGAGATCGAAATGATGAAAGAAGTTAAGATGATGCAGCAAATGTACAAATAAAGTAAGGGACGGTTGAAATATACCGTCCTTTTTATATTTTATATTGCTGTAAAGTCATAGAATGCATCAGAAATGATTTTTATTTATCCAATGGTAAAATAATCATCCAATCATTAAAATGCCAATATGAGTAAAATATGGACTTAAAAACTTTTTTAATAAATTTGCAATTTCCTATTTACTTTTTCAAATGATGTGTTATAATAGAATTATCAAATAAATCAGTAAACACCTAGGAGGGAAACAAAAATGAAGGAAAGAATTTTATCAGAGTTAAAGAAAAGAATTGAAAAGGATTACAACAAAGGATCATTATTTAGAATGGGCTACATCAATCTTCAAATGAAAAAATTCGTAATGGATATGCAGGATGAAGACGGTGAGGAAGAATTTGAAGGAGATTGCTTACAAATTAGCTATCCAAATTGTTTTACAAATAAATTTAATTTGATTGCAGAATTTGCAAAGCCTGAATTTGATAAAGTTTTTAAATTCGATAGTTTAGAAGAAGTTGCACAGTTTTTAGTTGAAACATATTGTTAATAACAAAATGGCCGGTGAAATTCCGGCCAATAAATAAAAATAAATGTCTAGGAGGAAGTAAAATAAAAAAAAATGGAAGTTATTTGTAAATCATTAAATGGAGTAAAGTTTATATGTTTAAGAAATTCAAAAGGAAAAATCTTTAGCAAGTTAAAAATTGAGACAAGAACTGATTGGAATGAGCTGCTTAAAAATAAGTGCTATGAAGTATGGTCTCATACTTGTAAGAATCCAGAAAGAATAATTATGAATAAATCAGCATACTCTGAATTTGAATCTGAAAAAGTATCTGAAGTAAGCTTAAGAAAAAAGCACTCTGGATTGTTTTATGAATCAATTCCAGTGGTTGTAAAATAATTTGAAAAAATTTTCAAAAACCTATTTACAAATTAAAATTTATGGTATATAATAAATACATAATCAAATAACAAATAATTCTTAGAAAAGAGAGGTAAATAATTATGAAATTTGAAATAGGTAAAGAGTACAAAACAATCAAAAAGAACATGGAAGTAGGAGTTAGAACTTTTAAAGTGTTAAGAGTTTCGCATAAAAATTTGGCAATTGAAGTAACTGGTGCAATCAATGGAATTTTTAGGATGACTACAGATTTCAGAGGAGATGAATATATTTGCTTAGGATTAAATGATAAAAATTATTGTAATCCATGTGCAAAAGATGTTTTATAATTAAAATTTATTGCACTGTCGGGAGATAGAGCAAAAAATATAACAAACAAATATTAAGATTAAAGGAGGAAGTCAAGAATGACAAGAAATGAGTTAGAAAACATGACAAAAGAAAATGTAGCAAAGGTTGCAAAGGATCTTGGTGTAAAGCGTTACAAAGGAAAGTCAATGCTTTCAAAGAAAGAGTTAATTGATGGCATTTGTAAAGCAATGGAATCAAATGATGATGTAGCCGATGCACAAAAAGCAATTAACGAAGCTGGTGAGCAGGTCAAAAATGAAATTGTTGTCGATCGTAAAGTTAAGGATGAAAGAATTTTGTCTGCTCCAATTGGTACATTGATTGCTTTTCGTGAGCCAGAAACTGGTAAGTTAAATACTGCAAAGCTTACCAATAGGAACAAAACAAAAAAACTTATCAAGTGTGAAACACAATATGGTAAAGAGTTTTTGATTTCGTTCAGTGATATTGTTTGGACGAAGACAGGATCAAGATGGCCCAAGTCAATTTACAATGAGCTGAAAGGAAAAAAAGCAGATGCAGGTAAAGAAATCTAATACAAATGATAAGAAAGCCTTTTCTGAGGTATTAGATCTTTATCGGTTAGAACAGAAGTTCAAAGTGGCAAAGCAACAATATGAGGATCAAAAGAAAAAGCTTTCGTTGAATGTGAGAAATTATATGTTCTCAAAAGATTATTCACAGTTAGATTTTAAAAGTAGAGAATTTGGCAAAGTACATGTTTCAAATGTAATTCGTAAGTCAATTATCTGGGATGTTGAAAAACTTAAGAATAAGTTAGATAAGGATTTAACAGATCAGTTTGTCGAAAAGAAATACATAGTAAATAATATGCCAGGTTTGGTTAAACTTTTGAAAGAAGCTGGTGTTAATCCAAAACAATTCAAGAAATTTATAACTGTTGAAGAAAAAGTAAATCAACAGAAAATGAATGAACTTTCAGAAATTGGAGAGATTGACAAAGAGGACATTAAAGGTTGTTATGAGTTAAAGGAAGCTGAGGGCTACTTAAGGATTAGTGTGAAAGAGCTGGAGAATGAGGGATGAAGAAAATGCGTTGGCAAAAGTTCTTTGGTTCTATGGTCTTATTGGTAGTGTAGATTCCGAAGAACAAAAAATAATTTGTCCATTTCACGAGGATGCAAATCCTAGTATGATTGTTAATTTAAAGCAAGGAAGTTATTACTGCTTTGGTTGTCAAGAATCTGGTGATGCATTAAAATTTGTGATAAGAATGGAACGTAAGCTGCATAGATTAAATGATATTCAAGGATGCAGAAAATATTTTGAAATTCTTAAGTCAAATAAATGCAGCAAAGTAAATTTTCATAGAGTGGAAAAAGTAAAAAAGACTTCAAAGCAAATGTATGCAGAAGCACATGATTACTTCCATGGTTTATCAAAAGTCAATTGGAGAAAGAAAAGTGATTTTGAAGAAGTAAATGAAGTAAGAGATTATATGAAGAAACGAGGATTTAATCCAAGTACTTTAAACAAGATCGATGCAAGAGTTACATTCAGCAAAAACTATGAATTGATTTTTCCAATGTTAGATAACGGTAGATTTAAAGGATGGGTGTGCAGGACAAATATTCCAGAAGTTGAACAGAAAAGAAAGTATCTGTACAATAAAGGATTTCGCCGTAAAGTATCACTTATTGGAGATTATGGCGATAATGAAGTTTTATTTGTTGTTGAAGGATTTATGGACAGGCTTAAGTTCATTCAGTTTGGTGTTAATAATGTAGTTGCAATCTTAGGTTGGAAAATGTCATTACATCAAATTGAAAAGATAAAAAGTAAAAAGAATATTAAGTATATTGTATCTGCATTGGACAATGATCCATGTGGTATTAAAGGAAGTAAATACTTAGAAAGTGTATTCAAAGAGAAGTATGTTAGATTTGCATATCTCAAAGGAATAAAAGACCCAGGCGAAATGTCAGAAGAGACATTTAATAAAATGTATAGAAAGACAATGAATAGGATAAGACACAAAGAACATGAAATGCATGGACAAAGTAAAGATGAATAGTAGATGCAACCGAGAGTATGATCGTGCTGGCACATATGGTGGGAAAGGTGCTTCGCAGGATGGAGAGGTCAAATGGTAAGGTATATCTCAAGAATATCTAAATATGTCAACTTGCATATATGTCAATAGTTGTAGAAAGGAAATAAAAATATTATGGGTTTATTAGACAAAATGAAGCAGGAAGCTGCAAAGTCTGGAGCAAGCAAAGGAAAATTTATGTATTTTAGACCAGATGAAAAGAAGCGTGTAAGATTCTTACAGGAGCTTGATGATGGACTTGAAATTCAGTTTCATGACAATTATGAGAAAGGAGTAAATGTTCCATGTCAGGAAATCTTTGGTAAAGATTGTCCTTATTGTGAGGATGAAGATCTCAGGACAAGAAGTCAGTTTGCTTTTTCAGTTTATGATTATGATGCAAAGGAAGTTAAGATTCTTATGCAGGCAGTAAATCAGTGTTCAGCAATTCCTGCGCTTGTAAATATGGCAGAAACATATGGGACAATTACAGATCGTGACTATGTATTGAAGAAGACAGGTAAAGGTTCAACTTCAAGTTTTACGATTATTCCGATGGATAAAAACAAATTCAGAAACGAAAAGGCGAAAGCACTTTCAAAGAAAGCATTGCTTAAGTATCTCAATCAGGCTTTTCCTTGTGATGCATCTGATGATGACTATGAGGATGATGAAGATGATTATGAAGACAGTCATAAGAAACCTAATACAAAGAAGAAAAAGGCTTCTGAGGACGACTGGGATGATGAGGACAATACATCTGATTATTCAGATATGTCAGCCCGTGAGCTTTATGATCTTTGCTGTGATCGTGACATTGAGTGTCAGAAGAAACGTCCGGCAAAATACTATATCAATCTGTTAAAAGAGGATGATGCAGCCCATGATGACTGGGATGATGAGGAAGATTCCGATGAAGATGAATGGGAGGATGACGATGAGTAAATCATTTGCAGATTTTTTCAATGATCAGGTTGTTTTTCAAAAAGAAGTCAATGAAAAATTTGGATATGGTGTAAGTGTAAAAAATATTCCAGAAGATAATGTTGAAGTTGCTAAGTATCACATGTTGGCTTTGATGGAAGAGACGGGTGAATTGGTTAAATCTGACAAACGTTGGAAAAATTATAGAAATAAACATTTTGACAAAGCAAATAAATTAGAAGAGCTTTCTGATTGTTTTATTACATTGTTTAATGTAGCAATGTTTAGTGGTATTTCAGCCGAAGAGCTTGAGTTTTCATTATCAAATAAAATGGCTGAGAATGCAAAAAGAATTAGGGAAGCATAAGCTTCCCTTTTTGTTTTAAGGAGAAATTGGATGATAATAATTGTTGAAGGAGTAGACAGAGTAGGAAAGACTACATTATGCAATATGCTAAGAGATGAGTTAGGATTTACTATATATAAGCATAATAATGAGTGTTTTGAGTATTCAAGAATGGACAACGACAATGAAACAGATAAAATGTTGCAGCTTATAGATTTGTATAAGCAAGTTGGTAATGGCAGCAATTTGATATTTGATAGATTTCATTGGTCTGATTATGTGTATGGTAAGTTTGAGAGAAAATACGAGGAAATAAAAGCAGTAAATAATTTGCAGACAATTGAGGAAAAGCTAAAAGAAGTAAATGCAATTATTGTGTACGTTGAGCCAACAAATATAGATGTATCTTCAAGTAAACATGGAAAATCTTTACTTTGGTATGACTATGAAATGAAAGAATGCTTTGAAAGATCTGATTTGAGCAAGATTAAGGCAAATTATGACAGTCTGAATGATGTAGTTGAATTTGTAGCAGAAGAGTTATACAAGGAGAAAACAAATGTCAGGTAAAATAGGATATGCATTTTGGGGTTTTTTGGGAGATAAAAAGTATGACGAAAATGGAAATGAAGTATCTACGCCAGATGGTAATGCTTTTTATTCATGGAGCATTATAAGAGCATTTCAGCAAGCAGGTTTTAGTGTATATTCTTTGATGAAAGACAGAGATAGAAAAGGATTTACAAAAGACAACTTTAATTTATTTGATTCTTGGTGCAAAGAACAGAGAGCACAAGCTTATATATACTTAAACAGTAATGACATTTTAAGAACAAAAAAATGTGAAAGTTGTATGAACGATTTAGATTTAATCTTATTGGAATGGAGATGGCAGATTAACGGAAGAAATAACTTAGAATTAGAAGGAAAAGATGGTTGGCAAGAGGACTTAAAAGCAAGAAATGAAATTCTTAAGCAAGCAAAAGAATATAATGTACCAGTCATTGTTTTCGATTTAGATTATAAGTTGACAGAAGATGACGTCAAGAAGTATGGAATCAAATATGTAATAGAGCTCGGAAATAAATGGAGTAGCAGTAGTTTAGTAAAATCTAAGAAAGTATTCATTCCATTTGATTTTAATTGCATAAACGAATTTGACGTAAAAATGAGTTGTAAAAATTCATTGGTATATGTTGGCAATAGATACGAAAGAGATTGGTGCATTGATAAATATATTCCAGAGGACTTAGAAGACTGCATGATTTATGGAAACTGGAAAGAATCAGGTAGGGATTCAGAAGAGAGATGGAAGAACTTAAATTTTGGCAAGAGAGTTCAAACGTCGGAAATGCACGATGTATATTCTGATTCAATTGCTACAATACTTTTGGCAAAAAAAGAATATTGTGATATGCAATTTATGACAGCTAGAATTGTTGAAGCTGTATTTTATGGCACAGTTCCATTGTTCATAAAAGAATATGGGCAAGGAACAATAATGGAATATGCAGGTAAATATGCGGAAGTTTTATATGTTCATTCAAAAGACGAAGTAAAAGAGAAAGTAAATATTTTGAAAAATAATATGAAAGTAAGAAAAGACATTATTGAATACTTAAGAAAGCATCTTAGATTTATGGACTGCAAGTTCTTTGTTAATGATATATTAAATCTAGTTAAAGGAGAATAAATATGCTTGACAATATTATTGTTAAATCAGAAACACTTGATGAAGCTTGGTTAACTTGGTTTGAAAAAATGAAAGAATGTAGTGAATCAATTGAAAGTAGAGACGGACAGGTTACTGCAGAAGTTATAAATGCAATAACTGTAATTGATGATCCAACAAAAAATATTATGAATAACGATATACGAAAGTTGTCGTTAAGATATGCAATTGGAGAAATGCTCTGGTACTTATCTGGTAATCCTGAGTTAAAAGCAATTCAGCATTATACAAAAGCTTGGGATAGAATGTCAGATGACGGAGAAACAGTAAATAGTAATTATGGTTATATTATTAAAGAGGCATATAACTTTAATCAGTATGAGTATTGTAAACAGTTACTTATTAAAGATAAAAATAGTAGGCAGGCAATTATTCACATTAAGGTGCCAAAAAATACTTTGGAACAACCTACAAAAGATCTAAATTGTACAGTTTGTCTACAATTTTTAATTAGAGAAAATAAACTATACTGTACAACATATATGAGAAGTAATGATTTGTGGTTAGGATTTCCGTATGATATTTTTCAATTTACTTGCATTCAAGTAAGAATGGCAATGGAATTGGGATTGGAAATTGGAAGTTATACACATATAGCCGGATCATTGCATATGTACAAAAGAGATTTTGACAAAGCAATAGAAAGATATAAGGAGGAAAATAATGTTTGATTTGCATAGGCATGATGAGTATTCAACATTCGACGGGTATGGTAAAGCTACAGAGTTGGCTGCTTTGACAAAAGAATATGGATATAATGCTTTATGTACAACGAATCATGGAAATACAAATGGATTGATTCAAACATATATGGCTTGTAAAGATTTAGGTATTAAATCTATATTAGGAGTTGAAGGATACTTTTTGCCAAAATGGAAGCAGCAAACTAGGGGATTTCATTTGATTGTTATTGCCAAGAACTTAAAAGGATATGGCAATATGAATAGATTGCAATTTGAAGGTGAAAAACAGAAATATTATAATCCAATATGGGACTTTGATTTGCTGGAAAAATATCATGATGGGCTGATTTGTACGACGGCTTGCGTAGCAAGTTATTCATCGCAATGTATAATTGCAGGCAAGAATGAATTGGCAGAAAAATACTTAAGAAAGTTAAAAAGCATTTTTGAAGATGATCTTTACGTTGAGATTCAGCCATATAAAGTGTCAAAAGAAGGATTGCAAGAATATGTGAATGTTCAGTTAATTAAGTTGGCAAAGAAATTAAAGATCAAATGTATATTAACTTCGGATTCTCATAGAGGTAGAAAAGAAGATTTTGATACATACATGAAGATGCATGAAGTTGCAAATCACAATTTTGCAGACATTGAAGCAACATATGCTGAACGATATATGCCAAAGCCTTTTGAAATGCAAAAGAGATTCTATAAAATGCATAAAGATGATTTTGGCGAAGAGCTAACAAAAAAGTTAGCAAACAGAATGGCAAAGAATCTTGATGAGATTGAAGATAAATGCGAAGAGAACTATCTTGATCAACTGCCACTAAAGTTGCCAAAACTGGGAAATGATTCAACAAAAATATTAAAGAAAAAAATAATCGAGGGATTAAAAGAAAGAGGCAAATGTAAAAAGGAATACTTGGAAAGAGTAAAAGAAGAATTCGAAGTTATACATTATCATGGATTTGAAGATTACTTTTTGATAGTAGCAGATTATGTCAATTGGGCAAAGCAAAGAGGAATAATCGTAGGTCCAGGAAGAGGATCTGTTTGCAACTGTTTAATTGCATATGCATTAAAGATTACGGAAGTAGATAGTCTTTTGTTTAATCTTGACTTTAGGAGATTTTTGAGAAAAGACAAAAAGAAATTTCCAGATATTGATCTTGATTTTGAAACGTCAAGAAGACATGAAGTAATTGAATATCTTTGTAAAAAGTATGAGGGACATGCAGCAAGGATTTGTTCGTACGGTCTTTACAGAGTCGACAATCTTTTGAATGATTTATTTAAGGTTTGTGGATTACCGACTGATAAGAATATTGACGAAGAAGAAGTAAAAAGAAATAAAGCAGAAATTCAATATATTAAATCTTTTGTTCAGGCAAATATAGACGAAGATAGTAATTTGGATGTGAAGAATTTGACAGAATCTGCAGAAGCGAAAAGCATAAACAAAAAGTACGACAATATTCTTATTCATTTTTGCAAGTTGTACAAAAAAGTAAGATTTATTGGAACACATGCAGCTGGTGTTGCAATAACTGGGGGTGAGTTGCTTGATTATGTAGCTCTTAAAGTGGATAAGAATGGTGATGTATTTACAAATTACGATTTAACAGACATAGAGACAGTTAATGTGATAAAATTTGACATTCTCGGTTTAAAGACGATGGAATCAATTGGTGATTTAAGAAAGAATACAGGTGTCATCGTCGATTATGACAAGGCAGTAAAAGACGAGAATATTATGGACAATTTCAGAGAAGGAAACTGTGACGGAGTATTTCAGTTTGAAAAGAAAACTGCCAGAGATATTCTTGAAAAGATTCATTGCGATTGTTTTGATGATGTCGTAGCAGCGTCTTCAATGAACAGGCCAGGACCATTAAGTTTAAAGCAGCCAGAGTTGTATGCGGAAAATAAATATAATATCGAGGAAGCAAAGACTTCTGAGTATTGGGAATATACAAAGGAATCTTTCGGAACAATCATTTATCAGGAGCAGGTGCAACAAATTTGTATTAACATTGGTAATCTTTCTTGGAGTGATGCAGATAGAGTTATGAAGATGATGAAAGGTGGCCATATGACTGATTCTGCAAGAAAGATTTATGAGGAAAATAGAGAAGATTTACTGACAAGATTTGTAAATGGAGCTGTAGAGAATGGATACGATGAAGGATTTGCAAAAGATCTGTTTGAAAAGATGACGACGTATACATTTAATAAGGGTCATGGAGTTGGATATTCTTTAATAAGTGTTGAAGAAATGTACTATAAGCTGTATCATCCAAGTGCCTATTGGTTTGTTAAATTAAAGTATGCAAAGAATGATTCGGAATACGATAAGTTCTGTGCAAAGGCAGCGAAAGATGGATCTGTTGTGTTTTTGCCACATGTTAATTATTCATCTGAAAAAGCAAAGCTTAGAAAAGTGGAAGGTGAAGAATGCTTACAGCAAGGATTATCTGAGATAAAAGGAGTTGGAGAAAAAGCAGCTAGTTATATTTTGGAAGAACGAAAGAAGAATGGAATATTTACTTCATTTGATAACTTTTATGATCGTTGCAAATCAAGAACAGTAACATCAAGGGTAATTGAACTGTTAAAGGAAGCAGGCGCTTTGGAGTTTAACAAAAAGATTTATATTAAGCGTGTGACAAAATACAACAGTGCTTTATATTCTAGGGCTAATTAGGAAGTAATAGAATGCTTTAGGATTGATTTAATATTATTTGTTTAATATTTTATAAGCAAAAAACATAAAATCATTTCTGAGGCATTCTAAAGGTTTAGGAGGATATATTATATATGGATTATTATAATGAAAGAATAAGTTATGCTGAATGGGATGAACATTATGAAATATATGTTGACGGAATATTTGAATGTTCATGTGACGCTGGTGAATTAACAGAAACATTACAAAAAGTTGAAAAAAGTTTAAGAAATTCATAAAAAACTATTTACAAATGCGAAGAAAGTGGTATAATAGAATTATCAAAAGGAATACAAACAAACATCTAGGAGGATAAATGATTATGACAAGAACAGATTTTAACAAATACTTATTAAACTTAAACTTAGATAAAGAAACATTTGAAAAATTACAGCAGTTAGCAATGACAATGGTATCAAACGGTATGACCTTTGAAGAATGTGCAAAGATCGTTGAAAAAAATATTAACAAATAAAATACAAGCATTTAGGAGGATAAACGTATATGAAGTACAGATTATTAGTAAAGGTTGGTAGAAGTTGGAAGCATGGTAAAGTAGTTTATGATTCATATATTGAAGCTCAGATTCGTCAAGAAGAATTAAGACTTGTAGGAATCAAGTCAAAAATTACAGATGAGTTAGGAGGTGAATTATAAATGAGACTTTGGCATATTGATTTGTTAGAGGTTTTACCAAGGCAGCAGCTATTATCACAATGGAGAGAATGCTGTTGCATAGCAAGAAATATCTATGCAAACGGTACACCAAATCACTTGTTGGTAAATAAAATTTTAGATTATGACATTTCTGATTTTTATAGTTATTCAATTCTTGTATCAAATGAAATGCTTAGAAGAGGTTATAAAGTAGATCGCAGTAAGTTTGAAAAATATTGTAAATGTGATAGATTTATAAGTAGACCATTTGAAGGCTGGCATAATGATAGGTACTTTTTACAATGTTTTTATAATTTACAGGAAAAGTATGATTGTGGTGGAATGACAGAATTAGAATGGTGTAAAATAGAAGTTAAATATTATCATAAAGGAGGAAAGTTATAATGCTTAGAATTGAGAAAATGGTGGATTATGATCAAATGCATTTAGAAGTATTAAATAGAATGCCAGTAAATATGTTGGCAATTACAGCCAAACGTTCAGGAACAGAATATGAGATCAACGATGGCAAGATTGTTGCTGAAATTACTAATGTGAAATAATTTTAAGGAGAAAAAAGAATGAGTAAGAAACTTAATCAAAGACAAATTTTAACGTTAATTGATCTTCATAACAACATTGGGAATAGCATTAGATGTGAAGTTAGTTATCATATGTCAGGAAATGATATAGATGTTAATGCACTAGAAAGAAATCTTATCGAAATAGTCAATGGTGCATGTGAAACATTAAGGAAACAAAAGTAACTACAGGTTAGTTAGAATGGAGGAAAAAAGTGGCAAAGACAAATAAGGAAATGATCATTAAGTTATGTAATGACATTAACAAAAAGAATGGTGAAGGAACAATTTACACCATAGGCAGTAAAAATGCAAACCTTAAGATTAAGAGGTGGAGTACAGGGATTGAAGATCTTGATGCAATCATTGGAGGTGGTATGCCTGAAGGAAGAGTTGTTGAAATCTTTGGTCCAGAAAGTTCAGGCAAAACAACATTGCTTTATCATTTGTGTGGGCTTCATCAGTTATGTTTGGATGTTCCAATTGAGGGTACATTTGATGCAGAACGCGCAAAGGTGTTTGGCAATAGACCAAAGCAAATGTTAATTTATAGAGCTAAGTACGGAGAGGATGCATTTAACAAAACGATACAGTTTGCAAAAGCAGGGATTCCGTTAATTGGCATTGATTCAGTACCAAGTATGGTTCCTAAGGAAGATGCAGAAAAGGTGTTAAAGTCAGCAGAGAAAGATTCTATTGAAGAACAGAGAATTGGTGGAACTGCAAGGTTGATGAATAAATATCTTCCAACTGTAGAAGAGATTATTGAAATCACAGGAACAACATTGATATTTGTTAATCAGGTAAGAGATAAGATGAATGCAATGTTGTTTGGTGAAAAGACTGATACTCCAGGAGGTAGGAAGTTAAAGCATGCTTGTTCACTTCGCATTCAGGTAGCAAGAAGAGCATGGATTGAGATTCCAAATAAAGATCCAAGAAATAGTGCTTCAAATAAGAAAGTTGGACTGATCATGAAATGTAAGGTGGTCAAGTCTAAGGTATGTAATCCAATGGGAGAATGTGAGATTCCGCTTTTCTTTGATCGTGGATTTGTTTCATTTGATGATGTTCAGAAGATTAGAAAGGAACTAATGGTTACAGAAGCAGCAAAGTTTGGAAAAAGAGTTCCAAAAGAATTTATGGAGGATGAAGATGAATAAGCTTATTGATAAAATAATTATTGCATTAGCAACCTTGGAAATACAAAAAGTTTGCGAAGCCTCAAGAAGTATGTTCGTAAATAATCTTAGAAATGAAAATACAACAAAAATAATGGAGGGTAAATAATGAGCAAGCAAGAAGCATATGACTATATTTTGAATATAGCAGATAAGCTTGGCAGCATGGCAATGGAACAGTTGTCAGATAAAGATGGCAATAAATTACGAGAAGCTGCAAAGGCATTGTATTTAGAGGAGTAGGCATGAGTAGTAATGCAAAGAGGTGTTCTAACTGTAGTAGTACTTCAATGGAACATTGTTTACAAATAAAATGCAAATATTGGGTAGCAGGAAGCCATTTGGATAATAAAAAATGTGAAACGAAATATCAGGGAGAAGAAAATGAAAAGAATAAGCAAAGATGAATATTACTTGAGAATTGCATTAGCAGTATCAAGAAGAAGTACATGCTTAAAAAGACATTATGGTTGTGTAATTGTAAAGAATGATGAGATCATAGCTACAGGCTACAATGGATCACCAAGAGGAGAAGAAAACTGCTGTGACTTAGTTAAATGCAAAAGACTAAATGTTCCACATAATAGTGGTGATTATTCTGATTGTCATTCAGTTCATGCAGAACAAAATGCTATGTTGTCAGCTAGTAGAAATGAAATGATTGGTGCAACAATGTATTTAGCTGGTGAAGAGAAGGTAGACTTTAGCCAAAGTTGTTGGTTCGATATAGAAGATGCTACTCCATGTCCTATCTGTGAAAGAATGATTAAGAATGCAGGAATTATTTCTGTAAAAAATGCAAAAAGTTGCAAAAACCTATTTACAAATGAGTAGATATGTGATATTATAATATCAACAAATAAATAAACTAAATGTTCAGGAGGACAAAAATATGACAAAGAGATATGCAGAAGCAAGAGAAAAGGCAGTTAATAATAATATTGATGCAATTAAAGCTGAAATGAAAAATTTAAGAAAGTATTCTAAGGAAGAGCTTTTGGAAAGAGCTTTTAGCTACAGACTAATGACTGAAGGAATGACAAAATCATTTCTTGTATCTGATATTGCAGTATGTAAAGTAACAGGTTACTCAAATTTTTAATTGATGAGTATTTTTAATAGTAGTAAGATAAAATAAAAACAAAGCCGGGTGAAATTCCCGGCTATTATAATATTTAAGGAGAAAAAGTTGGGAATTATTGATGAAATTAAAAATAATGCTGTGAAGAGTGGAACAAAAATTCAAAGTTCAGATGCAGCAAAATTAGAAAAAATATTTAATAAAATGTTCTACACAGAACATGATATTGAAGAAGAAACAAAGTTCATACATCAGGTTATGACAAGAGGTCTTGAATCGCAGGAACGTGTAGGTTTACATGCTTCATCATTGATTGTTGGTGATAAGGTGTGGTGTACAAGACAGGAGGTTCTTAGCTTATTATATAAGCAAGTTCAAAAGGAAAACACTTCTATAGGATTGTTGAGAATCTTTGAAGAAGGAAATGCAATCCATGAAAAGTGGCAAAGATTATTGATTCGTGCTGGGTATGGTAAAGCAAAAACAATGGACCGGACAAGATTTAATACTGAATATGAAGTATCATATACGCCAGACATTGTTTGCAGAATTCCAGAGTTTTTTGATGGTGTAATGGTAGGAGAGATTAAGTCAGTCAATTCATTTAGCTTTAAGAAAATGACTGAACATCCAAGTGCAAAGAAACAATTACAGCTTTATATGTTCTTATGTATTCAGGAAGCAATAAAAAAAGGAACATGGAATGGCAGGGATTATACAAAAGGATTTGTTCTTTGTGATTCAAAAAATGATCAGGACTTTAAACTATTCATTTATGATTATGATGAAGACTTTCTTTCTCCATATATTGATCGTATGGAAGAGGTCAAGTATAGAAAAGAAAAGCTACTTCAGGAACATAAAATGATTCCAAGGTGCAAAGATTGTAAATCATGTGATTGCAAAAAAGCTATGGATTGCAATATGAGGAATGCATGCTGGGATGTTGGTTTTGGAAGGATTAGACTATGAAAGTAAGTAAAGGACAGATTGTTGTTGGAATAAATCCGTACAATAACAAAAAACGCAAATTCAAATTCTTAGGTAAAAGTAAAGGCATAGAAAAGTTTACGCATCCAATTTGCTTGTACGATTATAAAGAAAAATGTGTTGTAATGATAACAAATGAATTTGCTAAATTATGGAGAATAAAGCCATATGAGTAGAATATGTCCTATAAATCATTCTATTGTACTTTATTTGGACTGTTTAGATTGTGATGATAAAATATGCATTCATCCAAATAAAAGTCCTCAGAATGTCAAATATGAGCTCAGAGAGGTATATAATAAAATGCATACAATAGTAATAGGAATAGATCAGTCATATAAAGATACTGGTATTTCAGTATGGTTTGATGGTAAACTAAAACAAGCAACTGATTGTTTTACACAAAATCTTGAGAACAATACAATGAAAAGAAAAGCATTAAGAGCAAAACTTTTGAATATTTTTGGTAAATTAAATGCCAAAAAGTTAACGTATGAGTCAATAAAAGAAAAATGTAAAATAATCTGTATTATTGAACGCATTCGTCTGCAGTCCCAAGGATTCATAAATATTGACTATATCAAATCAATTGGTGCTTTAAATGCTATGATTGTAGATACTGCAAATCAGTATAGCATTCCAGTTTATTCTGTTGATACAAGAGCATGGAAATCAGCATCAATAGGTACATCTAAGGAAAAAGCAAACAAATATGGTTTTGATCCAAAGAAATGGCCTACAATATTATGGTGTATAAAGCAAGGATATGAAAACAAAATAAAAGCCAATGCCGGTAAGAAAAAGAAAGGAGTAATTGAAAAGAACGAAGAAAGATTCACCTACAATGATAACATTGCTGATTCTATTGGTATTGGTAAATTTTACTTTGTAGGAAATCATAACTTATTAAAGGAGGAACATTAACTTGGGAAGTTACGGACATTTAGGTAATAGTAAATCAGTATGTATGGATTGTAAAGATCGTATAATTGGATGTCATACAATATGTGAAGCTTATCTTGAAGAAGTTGCAAAAAATAAAATAATTTCAGAAAAAAGAAAAAAAGAAGAAAATACTATAAAAGCATTAAAACATCTTGATCGTCCTAAAGTAAGTAGAAGATCAAATAATACGCCACAAAGATGTCATATAAAATAAATATATTTATACCACAGAGGCCTTAGATTAAGTTCTAAGGTCTTTTTATTTTATAGCCAATAAAATATTAAGCTATTATATTAAAGTTCCTTATTTGTCATTCTATGACATCACAGATATATAATAATTTCTTAAAATAACCTATTTACTTTTGCATAGTTCTGTATTATAATGACTATAGTAAATCAAATAAATACTTAGAAAAGGAGTAAAAAGCAAATGAAATTATCTAAAATCAATTCAAATGGTTATAAAATCTATATGGAAGAATATAATTCTATTTCTGAGTTTATTCAAACAATCAATTCAAGATCACAAAATCCAGAAATAACATCAAAACAATCAGTAACCGGAAGATTTAGCTTTACAGGTACAAATGATTATAATGAAGCAGAAAACTTATTATTACATGGTTGGGTAGAGGAATCAGAAAAGCTCAATGAAATGTTAAAGCTTAAAACATTAAAAGAAAAATCAGTTAAAAATACTTATGATGTTGCCGGCTTCCAATGTTCTGTTCCAAGATATTTGCAAGGTATTCCAACAAATATGATAAATCAGAAAGTAGTCACAAAGAAACAAAAAGTAATTACAATAACAAAAAATATATCATATTCTGCATGTGTAAAAAAGGAAACTATAGAACAAGAATCTATAAAAGTACTTCAACTTGTTAATAATTTAGAAAAACAAGGCTATAGAGTTATTCTTAATGTTACGTTTATTACAAAGTCAAAAAATGAAAACATAATTCTTTGTAATAAAGTAAGAATTAAAAATGCAAGTGAACGTCTCAATCTTTCAAAAATAAGTTTTCCAATGGTTCATCCTAGTTATTTAAGACGTATTCTTTTTAAATGGATGGAAACATTTGAATGCACAACAAAACAATTTAATGAATCTTATGGATTTCCTGTAAAATGCATAACATTTAATGATATTATTAAAAACAATAAAAATGACAATGAATATTTTGCAGAAGCATTATACTTAGGCAAAGATACGTTAACATTGGATGATTTAATCAAATAATTGCTCTAGATGGTTGTAGATAGGTTCTGCATATGCATAAAAATTTTTTAACAAATTTTGCAAAACCTATTTACAAATTCAGAAAAACGGTATATAATAATAACATAATCAATTATTAAATAAATAAATCTTAAAGAATAAGGAAGGAGATATTGGTTATGTTAAATATTAAATCTATTGTTAAAAATCCTGAGAAAAAGTTTTATGTTGATGTAATGTTTGAAAATGATGAGAACATTTATACAAGAAGAACATATAAAGAAAAAGAATTTGATGGTAGAATTTATTCATTTGTATTTTCTGGTGTTAAAGTATTTTTTGATCTTACAACAATGAATGTTATTGATCAGAAAGTAATTTATGAAACAAAAGGAATTAAGAAAACATCAACATATATCGGTTCTAAAAGAATAAAGGAAGTAAAACCTTTAGAAAAGAAAACAGTAAATGTTGAGAATAACAACAAAGAAGTAAAACATGAGAAATATGATCAAATCAAAACATGCTTAGAATGCAATATTCCAATTTATCTTGCAGGCCCTGCAGGATCAGGTAAAAACTTTACAGTTGAACAAATTGCAAAGGAACTTGGTTGGAACTTCTACTTCAGTAATTCAGTTCAGCAAGAATATAAACTTACAGGTTTTATTGATGCTGGTGGAAAGTTCCATGACACTGAATTTTATAAAGCATGTACAGATGAAAATGATTGTATCTTTTTCTTAGACGAGATGGATGCTTCAATTCCAGAAGTTTTAGTTCTTCTGAATGCAGCAATTGCAAATGGCTATTTTGAATTTCCATGTGGAAGAGTTGATATTGAAAAAGTACACTTTGTAGCTGCAGGAAACACAGTAGGATCTGGTTCAGATGAATTATATTCAGGAAGAATGGTTCTTGATCAAGCAACACTTGATAGATTTGCAATTATTGAATTTGATTATTCAGAAAATATTGAAATGTCAATTTCAAATGGAAACAAAGAGCTGGTTGATTTTGTTCATAGTTTAAGATCAATTGCAAATAACAATGGAATCAGGGCAACATTCTCATACAGATGTATTACAATGGTAACAAAGCTTGAAAGTGCTGGTATGGATCTTAAGACAATACTTACAATCTCAGTATTCAAAGGAATGGACAAAGATACAATCAATACGTTCAATGCTGTAGGTTATGACAAATATACAAAAGCATTAAAGGATATTCAGATGGCTGCTTAATTGCAGCCAGTCTGTTTAATACATAGAAAGGTGATAACATGAAAGAAGCAATTAAGATCAGAGTTAATAATAAACAAAATGATGTTTGTACCGGTTGTGGTAAATCAAGCAAAGATGAAAAGAAAGAATTTTACGATATGATGATCGGAAATGATTTAATTCATTTGTGCTTTGATTGCATGGAAATGATGTTTAGAAAGACATTGAAAGCACAAGTAAATTATCAGGGAAAGTTAAAAAGTCCAAATAAGAATATACGGAGGTAGTAAAAATGGCAGATGCAAAGAAATGTGATCGATGTGGCAAATTATTTGAACCATATATAAAGTCAGATGAACGGTTAAATCCAAATCAATATACTGAAATAATGGTTAGAGATGCTTTTGTTGGCAAATCATCATACAATAATGACAGATACTTTGATTTGTGTCCTGAATGTTCTGAGTCTTTAAATAAATGGATTAACTTTTTTAAGGATGGTGACGCTGATAATGAATGAAGCAAGTAAAAGAATAGAAGCAAGTAAAAGAATATTAGAAGAATTGAAGCACTCATATGAGTGCTTGTTTGTAAAGACAGGCATAGAACCAAATTGCTTTC